TCTGCCATGAGATAGAAAAAAGTGACTGGGCAGGACGAGCCAAACAATTACTGCTTGATGTTCATGCGAAAGTCCAGACGGCTAAAGATGCAGGGGCGGAAGCTTTAAGCAAAAAACAATTGCAGTAAAGGCAAACGACAAAGCGCATACGGGTTTAAATGGCAATACACATAAAGTTTAAAGGTCTAAACTCCTTCTAAAATTGTGATAGCTGCCTGCGGGCAGTAAACAAGGTAAACTAAAAACAGTCGCCTACTGATAAAAACGGGTAATTAATATTATGAAAAATACAAACATGCAACTTTCAAAAATTCTTACAAAGGAAATCAACGCTTACAATTCTATAGAACCGAACGTTCAAATGTTCGTTGATCAATCTGCGATATTTTGGGTTACAAAGGACGGTTATTATGTTTGGATGAGCGAACATTCAGGAATTGATGATTTTTTGGATGAAACACATATAGAAGAAGATCGCAGGCATACAGACAAAAAAACTGAAGTGGTAGGGCTGAGCGGTGTATATTGGATGAATCAAGATTTTCAAGCACCTTATCGTATTCGAGATTTTGAGGAAAGGATTAACCAAATCAATGTGATTGTATAAAGGTTAACTGACGAGTTCTAACTGAACGAAACTGCCATTGCTGGCAGTCTTAACCAAAACTGGATGCCTGCCAGGATAATAAAATGGCAACAATAATGAATAACCAACCGGATTCAAAATTGAGAATAGCTTGTAAGCTGTTCAGCGAGGGGTTAGACTATAACAATTTTGATAAACAAGAGGCTATTGATATACTTAGCCTTACCCCTGAACCTAATTATTGTATTCAGTTTTTGGAAAACAATTTTGAGGAAACTAAACATCTAATGAGAGGATGGAAAAGAACATATTGAAAACAGACAAACGAAAAGACAACGGCGGCGCCCGACCTGGTTCTGGTCCGAAACGGAAAGACGATCCAAAAAAAACCTATCAGGTGTATTTGCGCCTGGAACAAAAAACGGGTTTGATTGAAAAATATGGTAGCTTAACAAAGGCTATTGAAACTTTAATGCATGATTAAAAATTTGTACATAATTAGTTCATACTTATTTTTTACTTGCGCAATGATTACGGTTAAAAACATTTGTTATAAGATTCAGCCGACTATTATAGGTGTTTTTACATTCTTCGTTATCGGTATTGCGCTAGCATGGGTTTGCATTAAATTATTTCAAGTATTAAAATGATGCACTTGAAATGAACCCAGCCATAAAAACGCCCTATATATTCGCTGAAGCCCGCTCTCAAATCGAAGGAGCGGGCTTTGTATTGCACACAAACAGCCCGTTTGAAATTGCCATAATACTCACTTTTAAGGACAATGATGCCTATTTGGCATCCATGGGTAACACCCTGTGGCCCACAGTCACGGTGACTGGTTACCGCATTTTGCTCCAGTTCGCTGGCAGCCTACTCAAAGGACGTGTTATCGAGGTGCAGGAGGGAACCCATGCGCCGGTCATGATCTTGCTAAAAAACATGGCCGACTTTTTTCAAAAAGAGAAAATTGATTTACATACAGGCTATTACAAAAAGTTTTTAATCACCCCGGATTCCATAAATCAAAAAAAGTGATTTTAAAAACAGGTAGTCAACCTGACCAAAAACTGACAATAAAATTATGAACTCACAAAAACTGTTAAGGGAAATTGGTAAACAAATAGCTATCAAAAGAAATACTGCAGGTATGAGCCAACAAGGGCTATCAGCTAAACTATTTTTCAATGCAAACCATATTGCCAAGTATGAACGCGGTGAAATTAATATTACCCTGGAAACGCTTGACAAGATAGCCTCTTCCCTGGGCTGCAGGGTAGACATTCGTTTAAGAAAGGTTTCATCTGAGGTGAAAGTTGAGGAAGAGGTATGGGAAGTTAGTTAGTTCCATTTTGGAACATAGTGATCAAAGCCGAGCTTTTCAAAAGAGTTCGGCTTTTATATGTATAAGGCGGTGTTAAAATCTAATCCCTGGAATTTAAGGGAATTAAGAGTAAGCTTCGTCTTAAAGTAAATGCGATCTGTAAGATCATGGAAACTGCCCAGGGAGCCTTTTTGCTTCCGGTAGAGTATCAGTTGCCAATGCTCATTGAATATTTTTGTTTTTAAATCGTACTCTGGACGTTCAATGACCGTAAAATACATTATTTCAATAGGTTCTATAAAGAAGCTATTAGAAATACCTATAAATACTACTAATCCAAACCCGGCATACTGCCTTTCCTGGCATTGAAACTTTTTTGTTTTGTGCGGTAGCCATGCGAATTGAGGTATGATTGCTTTCTCGATATTGTAAAGCGTTATTTTCATTTACTCTGAATCATTAAACCCACGTTGTATGCCCGGACGAATATCCTCTCTTTCAAATAATAATTTAGCCCTCTGTAAACGTATAAGGTCGCTACGGATCTCCCTCGGGCACACCCAGGGAAGCTTTGCTGACTTGTGCAACATCAATAAATCAACCATTAAGCATATTGAGGTAGGGATACACCTGCCAACTATTGATATTCTGCGTATAATCGCTAAGAAATGCAAAGTCACTTATGATTATTTAATTGATGGAAAGAAAACTTAACAAAATGTTGTTAGTAATGCGATATAAACTATCCATACAATCGCCATGATATATACGCTTACACAAAAACCTATTAAAAATTCATCTATCTTTTCTCTCATAACACCAGTGTACAAGTCCAGAAATCATGAGCCTTATTTAATCTTATGAGACGATACGGCATTTACATCTGCTCTTATAGCAGATAGGTTAAGAACAGAACCTTTCTTTTTCCAATTATCTATTGAATCAATTATGCTATGTGCTTCATCTGAATAGATAGCAACCGCCCGCCACGATACTTTTAGTTGAATATCCCATGTTGGTAATATAATCCCAAAGGCATCATAGTCAATGCAAAAAGTGCTATGATCTCCCCAGGAACTCGGCAAGTAACTCCCTATTGGTTTTTGCCCCGCCGGTATATCCCAAACTTTATTTTGATTTTCCCATGCTGCGGGTAGCCTAAAGCAAAGTTTTATACCGTGAGAAAGCGATGTAGCAATAGCAGTTTTAACCTCTGTAATATTTGCCTGATTTACCCGGGTAAAGGCTTCAATTGTAAGAGGATTTCCTTTGGTATCTCTTAAAGTAGTATCGGGCTTTCTCCATTCATTTAATGCATCTTCTTCAAAGCCTCCTGTATCACCGCCGCCGTAAAGCCGATCAGTCATTTCGAGGTAAACCCGGATTACTTCTTCATCTGCTATATCAATCGTTTTACCTTGCTCAATCCTTTCCATCCTCATAGCTGCAATTGCCTGTGATGCCCTTGTGCAATCTCCAAGCTTGTCATTCCCGAACATGCGCCGGGGGAATGGGGCACGTTTGGTCCAAAAATTTGTTGCTACAGGTAATGTTATGGCTTTTTTAGGAAGGTAGTTCGCAAACATTAACGCCTTCGTGTCTGACTTAGCTGGTAGTTTACCAAGTTTTTTCTCTGTTAGAATCATTTTTTAAATTTTACTTCAATAAATATTTTTACTTTTTTCATCATTTTGATCACATTCTTTTTTTTGTGTAAAATGAATTACAATATATAGGAGCATCATGCTTAACATAAATACTGCATAGATTAGGTCAAGTTTTAAGGCAGTGGACATCTGTTATATTTATCTAAATGCTAGTTTTAAACCAAGCGAATTAGTTGATTCTTTCATAATTCCTTTATTCTTTAAACAATAGCAAACTTGCCGAGTTGAAACATTTATAAACCTTGCACATTCGGCAATGCTTTCAAATTCACCTATCAATAATTTCTTATCTACGTCATACATTTTAACTGGCCTTTGTTCATTAAGCCCCATAGACTGATACGGTAATTTGCAGTTATTCATTATTTAAACATTATAACCAAGTCTACCACCTCCGGCAGATTCGGTGTTACTGTTACTTGTACTGTTTTAGATACTGTCTTGCCGCTGTTGGTTATTAGTGTTACCGTGATGTTTGAAACACCAGGTATAATACCCGTAACCGTAAAGCTGAGTTCATTAGTAGAATCCTTTACCACTTTTGTTAATGCATCGCTACTAACCGTTACGCTGCGTGCTTTGTAAGAAGCGTAATTGCCAAGTGTATCTACCGGGTTAATAATTCCGGTGATGGATTGGCCTGCCTTTACGATTGTACCATTAGTAATGGGTGGTCCTGGTGGTGTAATCACAGGATTATTGACACCATTGCCTATTGTAATGCGGTTAGCGATTAATTTTGCTGTCCAAATAGTATCTTCTTTTAATTCAGTACTCATGGTAATGGGATTAGGAAGGCTGATATTATCATCCGGATTAATATTGTAAGGACTGCCTGGTACCTGTACCCAATCATTCCGACCTTTTAGCGTTTGGCCCTTATAAACAGTGTTCTGGTCAGGACGGGCATAGCCTACCGTGTTATTTTTGTAAACAACATTAAAGAAGCTGGTTATAGGTAATCCGCTCCCATTCCAGCATGCACCTGCGCCCCAAAATGCATTACTTTGCATACCGTCCGGGTACATTCCTGAAGAAATAATACGATTGCCGGTAACGCTTATATCATGACCAGCGTTGACATTAATACCGCCATTGCCGACACTTACAACCTGGTTATTTGTTACATTTACATACCGGGAAACCTGATCAAAGGCCGATACACCGCCGTTGTCTTCAACGGTAATCCCCGATCCGGAAAAATCTACCTGACCGGCGCCCGGATAAATCCTCGGTGCAGGATATGCTCCTTTTATAAAGTTGTCATGGATTGAAATAGGCTTTGTTGATGTACCTCCCGTATTGCCTAAATTGATATTGTCTTCTATAAACGAACTATCCACTACATTTTCGAACTTATTCCATGCTATTTCTCCCGCAATAGTGGTTACCGTATTAAATAATGTTGCGGCCCGGTGATCACCGGCACTGCCGTCCGTTTTTCTTTTATCTGTGTTCCGGATCAGGTTATAACGGATAATGGCCGATTTGGTATTCTCGTTGTTATGATCAACCATTAAGCCACCGGTATGCTCTACGTAGTTATTTTCAAAGGTTAGTGTTTGAGGCTGGTAATCATTCAGTGCACGGCCATACTGGCTACCGTTTGTTGGAAGTACGCCTTTGATGTTATTATGGTGAATATTAAGCCGGGAACCGCCGTAAGCCTTTATTCCTTCACCTTGTGAAACTATATTGCATGCTGTGATTATTACAGAATCATAGCAAAGAATAAGAATAGCTGGTGTGTTAGGGTCGTCTGATTTGTAATTGCCGGTATATGTGCCAGGTTTAGTTATGTATATGGGTTGCTGATAGATTATTTCTCCTAATTTCCTGCGCGTAATTGAGAATCTTTTCTTTGCCAGGGCTGCATACTTTTTCTTAAGTGCAACGGTGTCGGGTGTTATTTCTGCTTTAGTATTGCCTTTGTAGAAGATATAAATAGGTTTATGAAAAGGAATGGTATCTTGATAAGACATCATACCATTATTAATATACCAACCATCTTTATGGGTAAGATTTACATTTTGCCCAAATGTCAAAGCACTGATTAAAAGCGATATTAATAGTAATTTCATTTAGTTTTGATTAACACATAATCTTTTAAGTTTAATCCATTTTGCTCTGCCACAGCAACTTCAATAGGAAATGTTTTTCTCATTAAATTCGAATCCATTCTGTTTTTTCCAGCCATTTCTTCAGTTTCTGCTAAAAATGATATATTCTTTAACTTTAAAAAATCCGGCAAACACATTGCGAGTGTGATTTCCGTAACCATATGATACTTAAACTTAATAGCAAAATATCCACTAGTTAAATTATAAAAGCTATTATTCATCATTAATTATTATTTAGCTTACAAGTACGCAGCATTCCAAAAATCCCTCCCGCTACAATTCCATTTCCTTTTGTATTAAGATGCAGCTGATCAATTCTATTAGATTGCAAAGAAATATTATGTACCAGGCTCAGGCTGTCCAAAGTTGATCCGTCAGGGTTCGCTTGCAGTAATGGCAAAATATTTAAGACATGTCCCGGGAATCGTTCTTCCAAATGATTGTTAAACCCTTTAAAATACTCCTGCATCATTCCTTCCCAAATTTTAGTTGGGTCGCCCTTATACTCTGCTTGCCAATCTCCATTCAGAATAGTTATTATTATAAATTCATCTGTTGAAAGTGAAGAAACCATTTTAGATATTTTCGCAATAGTCGCCGCGGTATCACCCCAATTATCATTGCGGTATCACCCCAATTATCATTGCGGCCAGCCCAATTATCATTGCGGCCAGCCCAAAAAACATGTGGATTGTTTTTGTGTATTGAATCAGCCAGAACTCTATTTAAAATTTGCTGGGCGTTTTCCCCGGAAATGCCAGCATTGATAACCGGCTTACCTAACAATTGGGATAATTGTGAAGGATAAGAAATTGCGCCAGGACCGTAAGTGAAACTATCGCCGTAGCATATGATGGTATCAGCTTCACACCAGTTTAAAGGGTTTGTATTTTCAATTGCTGCTGTATTAGGAAAGATTGTGTTACCATCTTTTTTGCAGGAGGAAAACGATATGATGAAAAATAAAAAAAGGAATGATAATTTCATTCCTGTAAGGTAAAACGAGTTTAACAAACTTCGCTTATTCGTGTCCGGTAGCGTCTTCAAATGTCACGTAGTGTAACATTATTTTGCATTTGGGAATATTTTTCTTACTTCCGGGAGAGAGTAGTAAACAAATTTACCACCAGCGGAGCGTTTTATATCTGTTAAATATTCCTTATCCCTTGCATGTCGTAAACTGCGTGGCTTGATCCCTGTTATTTGCCAGATTTCTTTTGCTGTCAGGTAGGTCATAGTTTATAAGATTGAAGTTCGCTATACAATCTAAGACCCTCACTTACATTCGTATAGCCAGCGATATTCTGTTCTGCTTTTTTAATAGTATCTTTCATTATTAGCACAGCAAATGCGCCGGCACCCTTTAGTAATGGGTCTTGGTAATAGGAGATTAAATCATTAACCCTTTTTATTTCTTTTTGTAATCCTTCAATTAAGTTCATTGTGGCATTATTTTAATTTTTTAAATAACAAATAACCAATGTATAAAATACATAGCATGCAAATAATACATATAATAATAACCGGTGGATACCAGTAGTGGTTTAGCAGGTATAACGTTGGTGTGAATAGTGCAAAAGCGACTAAAACAAGTAAGTTATATTTCATGGATTTATTATTAATTCTGTTTGAGTTAGAGCGAATATTATATTTTGTAATTGATGAACTGATTTTATATGCACATCTGATGGAAACCAATTATTAAAAAACCAATGTTCTGAATTAATATCATAGGCTAATTCAATTAATTTTTCTGCTGCTTCAAAATGTTTTTCATACTGAGGGCCAAAATATACACCTCCTTCAAACTTGCATCTAAACCCAAATTTCAATAGCCATTCTTCGGTGATGGGAATTGCATTAGCCCCTTCAACTGAAATTATATGACACAAACCTTTTTTTTCAGGTACGTCAATATCATACCCGGAGAATGTATAGTTAGAAATAGGACATACTATTTCAGTAACACACCAATTCGCATCTTCATACTTAATTAAACTTCCTATTCTTAATTCGTTTTGATTTATCATGTTAATATTTTTAATCAGCAAACCCAATCATTTTTAATTTGTCAATACTCTTAAGTACAGCCACCCTTTTACCGCTTTCATCTACAACCGGCTTAGTACAAATACTGTCAACAAAAAGGTGTATATAAACTTTTTGTATAGCCTCAAAGGATGTATGCTGCTCTTTGTGGTAGGCTAAACCGAATTGACCTTTGTCAGTTTCGTAGATTATTCCTGGGTTTCTCACTGTTTTAATTTTATAAACTTTCCCTTAATTTTTGAAGACATTAATGCTTCTGAATTAAATTGGTCGTAAGCAACCAAAACAGAAGGAGCGCCTGAATTGGCTGCAGCCCTTGTACCGTCATTGTAATGAAAAAATATTCTCCCCTCTAAAAAAAGCAAACTATCCGCCTTATTCCAAACATTATCAAAAAACATCCTAGTCTCTGTTCGGGCAAAAATTAATGCTGTAGCATTTTTATATTCTGCACATTTATGAAGCCATTTGGATGCCTGCAACCCATAAGGTGGATTACAGAATACCCTACCATACCATGGCTGAATCAAACCGTCCTGCTGTTTTGTAAATCTAGACCGTGCGGTTCCCCATGGCATAAATTCTGGTGTACAAGGATCTAAGTCAAATTCACCTAAAGCATTTATTATTTCAAGTGGTGTTAACCAGGTGTCTGATTCCATTCTTGCCGATTGATGCGATCCCATTGCCGATTTATTCATCTTCTATTACTTTAATATTCTATAAAAATTATTAGCTGAGCTCAACCTTGCTGCTATGCCGTTCTTAGCTCTCCATTCTTTTGATCTTTCAATAAACTCAATTTCCTTTACAGCTTCCGAATAATCTTTGATTGTAGTATCAGGCTCTTTTTTGATGTACTGATCAATGAGTAATATTTTTTCTTGGAGTGTCAATGATTAAACATATTGTCTATATTTAAAAAATAAAACTGTCTTACATTTATTTTTTCATTGGGGCACTTGCATAACAATCTGAACAAATTATTTGCCATGATAAATATATTTGCTTTCAATCTTAAAGGCTTCAGCCCTTCACTATCCTCTTTATCAAAGTCTAATGCCAATTCGCTTATAGCCATTATCTGCCATTCCAGCCAGGCGCTGTTTTCCGGGAAAGGAAGTTGATGTGCTTCGGCCCATACGATCGGGCACACTTCATGACCGTAAGCAAAGGCCACTAACTGGTGGGCTAATTCATGAAGTAGTTTGTATTTAATCGGGCTTATACCCAGTTCCGGCCCTAACTTTTTATCGTTATCATTAGGCCATACTTTGCACTGAGTTCCATCAGGAAATTTCGTGATTACAAACTCGTTAATATCATCATAATCAATTTCAAAATTTCCGAAGTCGTAGGTTAGCATATTATCCCCTCCCTTATCGCCACGGCAACCATGTGCGGTGAATTTTTAACATCTAATATTCCCCTTATTAATTCCAGTGTAGTAGCCACTGATTTGAACGTTATACGTAGCTTGTTAGCTGTTTGGGCTACTGTCAATCCTTCAGATATACACTTTATTACTAACACCTGGTGAGCATTGAGGTTACCTGATTGCCGCTGTGATCGTTCTATTATTTTTATTTGGGCCATAAAATTTTATTTAATTCAGTTAATAAATCCTTGTAATTAATAGCCGAAAACTAGCATGGCAGCGTCTCTACTATGTTCAGTAGTTCTGCCTTCCCAATTGGTTATTTTTATGAAAGTGGCAGCATTTAATTTTGTTTTATTATTCTTTGGTGAAACCATTTCAAAATCAACTTTTAGATCAGTAAGGAAATCCTCCCATATTTTGGCATCCCTTTTTATACTGCCGGCGCCTTGTAATTGCTCCTTACCTGCCTTCCCAAACCATTTACGTTTACGTGCATCCTCAACACGTACAAATACATTTAAACCACCATCACTAAATCCTTTTACTTTTTCTAAAGCACGGTGTATCGATACTGTTTCGATACATTGAAATGTTTTATACTTTGTATCCCACAATGAAAAGCCGGTATTTACACCTGTGTCAATTCCGATTATATAACGATACTCCTTAGTTATTTTTTTTGTCATTGTTGTGTAATATTTAATTTTCCCGTTAACCAAAGTTGTCGAATTAGATAACATTGATATTGTAAAATCCCTGATCTTACCTTCAGCTTTTAATTTTTCAATATGGGCAAGCGTCCACTTCATTTACATTCATCATCCTTCCATTCTTTGAAACGGTTTTTCAAATCACCGATGGCACCTACAAGGCTTTCTCCTGCACGAAGTAATTTAACATCCTGTGGATTCACATCATCAAATAGCTTCATTGACGTGCCTATTGAATCTAAATTTGATATTTCAGCATCTTCCATTTTGCATGCTGCTATTCTCCTTCTGATCCAGTATTCATCTAGCATATCGCTGATAATCTGAAGATTAATGCGGTCATAAATTTTTATAAGCATTCCGCGCTTGGCCATAGAAAAAAACATAGTGTAATCTTCGAGCCTGAAATTATCCGCCTCATCAATCAGCATAGCAGCAGCTTCGATCATCTGTTCTTCATTCATGTTGCGAACAACATTGGTGCTCGAGCAGAAATCTTTTACCATCAGAAACAAAATTTTTTGCATTTTTCCCCGGCCATAATCCTTAACCAGATCAACAATTTTTGGATATTTCACCACCTGAAGAAAATCAGGTTTACCTGCAGGCATTAAGTCTGAAACGACAGTGGCTAATTCCATTTTTCCATCAAGCTTCTGTTCCGGAATTTCCAGTTTTAGCATAGTGGCGATCAATTGCATCGAATGCTGACTTGGTGTCAACTTCTGCACCTGTAGCTGATTTTCCTGTTTTGGTTTTTGAATTTCCATTCACGGGCGGTTTAAAATCTTTTGTAATAAATTTTCCATCTTTCATGTCATTTCCCATCCAGTTTTTTGCAGAGGAGAGCCAATTAAACTTTTTTTCGTTTTTAGAATCTGCCCAGTTTTTAATCTGTTCGTGGTACCAATCCACGTTAGCCTGTTCGTACTGAGTGCCGATCAATTTTTCTTCAAAATTTTCCTTTTTAAAAATTTCAGATTCTGAAAAAAAGTGTTTTTCGGTCCTCCCCTCCACTCCCCTCCTTTCCTTTCCTTTCCCCTCCTCTCCTTGACTGGAATAATCCGTGACAATTCCGTGATTGATCAATGAATCTTTTAAAAAATTTTCCAGCTTTTCTTTCTCAACAAACAAATCTTCATAGTTTGGACGATTGATTACCTGATGTTTAGTTAAGTTCGGTAGATAATAAAATTTCTCCCCGCCGGAACCCTTACCGGAAGTAGAGAACAAAATAATTACTCCAACTTTTTCTAATTCTCTAAGCCAACTCTCAAACTTTACGAGATTTATTGTGTCATGCGGGAATATTTTAGACTTCAGCCACACGGATTTTGAAATAATTACACCCAGGTCATCGGAAAAATTCCACATACCTATGTATGTTAGCCTGGCATCTCTTGACACCGTAGCAAGCTTTGTATCATCCCAAAATTTTGGTTTTATCGTCCGGATTCTTGCCATAGCCGATTTTAATAATTTGTCCAAAGGCATTCAAATGCTTCTTTTTCCGATCTTGTGTTAACCCGCCTTGGCCCGGGAATAAAATTGAAATCCTTAAATAACTCAACCATAAAAGGGCTGCTATATCCACTTATGGCAACACTTCCTTTTGTATTCTTTGCATAGTAATGCAGGTCGAAGAAATCCTGATTTATAAAATCAAACTCGTAACGCGTAGCGCTTCTGAAGGTCATATCGTAAGGTGAATCCAGATAAAAAAAGCTGCTCTCTGAATCATACTTCGACATGATAAATCTAAAGTCTCGGCATTCTATCTGAACACTTTTCAAGCGCTTTACTACTTCTGGAAGATTATCAATTGCATTAAGCCACTTTTGCACCTTTTCTGATTTACCTACCCTTGTATCATTAATAGATGCAGCCCACCCTTTTACCTGGTCCTGAGCACCTGCGGCCCATATTGATTGCTGAGTACGTATAAAAAACCTTCTTGCTTTTTCAAGTGGTGTGTCTACTTCAGAATACCAGGCTTTTGCATATTCTTCTTTACTGTATGGTGTCAGGTTTAAGGCGTCAATCAGTTCCTCTGGTTGAGATCTCAATACATTAAAGAAGTTAACAACTTTTGAATTGATATCATTGTAGGTTTCAATTGGTGAAGGTTTTCGATTCAGTAGCACAACGGCAGATCCACCGAATACATCAATAAAGTGTTTGCATTCGGGTAATAGAGGCAGCAGCCAAGGCAAGTAAGAAAACTTTGAGCCATGGTAAGTAAATGAATTTATCTGATTATTTATATGCATAATTACTTCTGGTTAAACAAGTTTAATAATTGATCGATAACTTCCTCTTCCACATCATCAGTGGCGCCGGTTATAGTTTGAGCAACGGTCTTCTTTTTTTGAATAAGTTCGTAACAATAACGATCTATCGTATTCTCTCCAAGAAAGTAAGTAGCGGTAACTGAATCCTTCTGGCCGATCCTGTGTGCCCTGTCTTCACACTGTTCACAGTCAGCGAAAGTCCAGGGAAATTCCACGAAACCTTCCCTGGAAGCAGCGGTTAATGTAAGCCCAACTCCTGCAGCTTTAATGGAACAAATAATAACCTGGTAAGACGGGTCATTCTGAAATTTTTGCACAGCATTATCCTTTTCTTCGGACGTCATTCCTCCCCTGATCATTAATGCATTCGGGTACATCTCTTTTAACCGGTCACCGATTTCACGAAGGGAACAGAAGAGAATAATTTTTTCACCTGATTCGATAATTTCATCGGCAAAATCCTTTACTTCATTGAGTTTGCCACGGGCTGAAATGTTTTTTAATATGCCCATCTTCACCATAATTTCACCACGCAGCTTTTTAGCAACTTGCACATCTGTGCACCCGCGAACTTCTTTGAGGTATGCAACAAAGTTGTCTTCAGCTTCCTGGTATTCCTTTCGGTTAGAAATCTCGCATAGCATTACCTGCCTGATCTTTGCCGGTAGGTCTTTAAGCACTTCAGTTTTCTCACGCCGGTAAAAGCAATTCTTATTTAAAATGTAGTTAAGTTCTTTCAGGTTGCTGGCCCCAGCGCCTCCTTCGCAGTAGCGATCTATAAATTTTTTGTAACCTCCGAATACAGGTACTAGTTGGCCTAAGATGTGAAGTTGAGATATCAAGTCTTTAGGTTTGTTTACAACCGGAGTACCAGTTAGCTCTAAAATATATTCTTTATCCCGAGCGATACCCATCGCAAATTTCGATTGCTGTGTGGACCCGTCTTTACACTTATGACTTTCGTCCAGGATAATTGATTTAAAAACGGAGGTGGTGCCTTTGAAGGCGATGTGATTGAGTTTCAAAGGAACATCTTTCGGTTTGTTGATGGCTTCAACGAAGTACTTTTTTAAAGATTCGTAATTGCAGATAAAAACATCTACCATTCCAATTTTAGAATATTGGTGCCATGTATTCTTTACTTTGTCCGTTAATATCATTGCGCGTTTATCTGACCATTTAGACCATTCACGCTGCCAGTTGATCTTGAGCGTTGAGGGGCATACGATAAGGCAAGGGAAGGCATTGGCACCGATAATAGTAGCAATTGATTGAACGGTCTTTCCGAGGCCTGGCTGATCTCCTACAATCACTTTTTTATGAATGAGGTTATAAGCAACCCCACGCTCCTGGTAAGAAAACATGGGGATCTTCAGCGGAATATTAATCATGAGCTCTGGCATTTCAGGGATAGCTTCATAGTCTTCCGGAGCATGTAACACAGCCTGATCAATAACATTAAAACGTTTCTTCAAAAATTCAACTTCACGCTCCCTGTGTATTGGAATATACCAGGCTTTATTTGTGCCATTAAACCGCGCACCCTCAATAGCCTTAACAGCCTTATAAATATGTGGCAGGTATTCAAATTTTATTTCGAAGCCTGCCTGTGTTTCTGTGATTGTCATAACGCTTTAAGCTTTATTGAGTCTTACAACTGCTTCCATATAACCGATCTCCGTTTTTGCAAGATCAATTAGGCAGTCAACGTTTGATTTAACCGCTTCAGCCTGTGGTATATATTCCTTATTCTCCTGAATCTTTCTGATGTTATCAAGTAGCATATCTTTAAGCTCCTTCACGACAGAGGCGTTGATCTGCCTTTCAGGAAAAAATGTGCTATGCTCTTTCTCCTGGTTGCTGGGCACGATAACACGGCCGGCAACGAACTCAAGCTGGTTAAGGAATTCCATGGCACTGTCATAGGGGCGATCGAACTGCTTTTTGTCGGTCATAACATATACACGCTCCTTGTCTTCCAGCATTCGGTAGCTTTTTATCGTATGTTCCGAATTGCCGTAATTGTATTTTTTACCGATCATGTCTTCCAAGGTGTGTATGATCAGTTCAATGTTTTGCTCGTTGCTCATTTATAATTTTTTTAAGTTTGATAGATTGACGTTTCAGGTCTATAAGTTCTTTTTCTTCAATCAGAACTTTAAGAATATCGCGATTGATTTTACCTCTGCCACCTTTGTCATGAGCCATGGACATCGCTATATAACCGTCACTGTTACGGGTGTTTTCACAATGCTGTACACGGGTTATACATTCAAGATTATCCAGGTCACAGTTCATCGTGTCACCATTTCTAAACACAATTATATACCCTTCAGGAACAGGGCCATAGGCGTTCTCCCAGTTAAAGACGTTAAGCATTTTCCAGTTAGCTTTTGAGATCCGGATCCATTTATATGACGGGCCGCCCATTTTCTTATGACTGTTCCTTGTCACAATAGCGCCATCATGCAAAGTGTTACCCGGAAGATTTCCTTTTTTAAATTGCCTGGACTTTACTATTTCCAAACCTTCAGGCGTCATAAAATCTTCTCTCTTCAATCCTTTGTTGAACGGGAGAGTACCAGTTTTGAATCGAGTTGAGGATTTGATTTTTTCAATAAGCCCCCGTGGCTGAACAAGACTAAGCTGCTTCATCCTTTTAACAACCAAACAGTGACTGCGGCCAATCATTTTAGCCATTCTTTTAACGGGCACTGAAAGGTAGTTTTCCTTCAGGAATTTATCCTGTTCCGGCGCTGAAGTAGTCCTTCCTGTTTGGGCATTAAACATTCTTTTCAGATTCATCTTCATAGCCCGAGTTTTCAAGGCAGGATATGTTTTACCAATGCTTTTGGCAAGCTCACGGGGATCTCCAACCGAAGGATATCCGGCTATCAACTGCTTAGTCTGCTCTTCTGTCCAGGTGATTCTCATAATATTGATTTTCGGTTTAGCAGCTTATAATAAATTTTCATCGAATCATTGCCATGTAATTTCCGGATGGCGTTCCTGCTAATAATCCATCTGCCTTTCTTATCAACGTTCAGGACATGCTTTATCTTCAAGAATGCATTTTCCCGGTGAAACGATTCGGGGCTCATATTACCGCTATAAGTTTTGTAACCAACACGGCCATTATGATTTTTGGCTTTGATGGCATACATTCCGGATAAAAGCTGGCGAAACAAAAGTGACGGCATGGCATTATTTTAAATTTCCTCTTCTGAATATTTATCTTCCTAGTCAAATGGTAATTTTGTCTGCATGTAGACAGGCGCCTGCTTGCCGTTATGATATAGATCAACCTCATCAACAAGGTCAGTAACGGTCATGATCAGGTCATGCAGGAAGTTGTATTCGGAGTCATACTTTACCGCATAAGTTGTCAGAGGGATATCCTTGTTATTAGACAGCGTTCTGGTACCATGCAGCCGCACTGACTTTGAATCGCCTTCACCAGATAATGTGAAAGCATGTACTTGGAATCGTGACATCAGAAACTGAATGGTTTCATGTGCATGAAGCTTCGGATCAAAGTCTTCTATCTTAGTAATGTCTCCGATCCTGCTTTCATCAACCTGCTCACAGATAACAGCCAGGTGAGGATTAAGCGCTTTAAACCTAGCGGTAATATCTTCATGAACAGGGCGCTCAGATTTAACGTTGTGCGTATTGCTCGTGTTCTTAGCAACAGTTTCCGTGTACTGGTAATTACAGAACAGGCCATTCATCGCAGCACTTTTTATTTCGAAAGACTTTTCAAAGTCATCCTCATCTTTGTTTTTTATTTTATCAGCCAGCTTATTGAATTTTTTGGTAAGCTCTTCAGCAGTTCCGCTGATCACAATACCTTCAGACTTAAGCTGAAAGTTTGATTTTCTTGACATAGAATTTTAATGTTTAATTCTTAATTGTTAAAAGTGTTGTTAATGTTTGAAAACAAATACCAGTATTTAAAAGCCAGATCCTGGTACTTGGCTTTGCCCTGGTTATATATCTCGCTGCCTTTCTTCACCGGGATTTTGAAAATTTTAAAATTTACTTTGCTGATCCCGATGAATATGAAATTGCTCCTACCTTCTAAATCAAGGTACCAGGCCGCCTGCCGGTCATAATCGAAGTGATGAATGCTGGCTTCAAATTGTTTTTGAGACGTGCATGCCGTACTTTTAAGATCACCGCTCATATCGATCCCTTCAACAAAGAAGTCAAACTTGCAACGCACAGGAAGCGTAAAATCGAAGCCATCATGAGCTATATGAAACTGTTGCTTTACGCTTACCTTCTGCATCAGTGATTGTTTAGCCAAATGGAAGCAGAGCGGATCTTTAAAGAACATTATCTTCATTTGTTCAGCCTTTTGGAAATCTTCCTGACTGTGTTGAACGTCTCCTGCGGTTAGCTTGTAATAATTAACCAGGTGTGGTTCTGTAATAACAGCATCCAGCAGGCTACCGAACTTATAAGCCTGTTCGATGTCAATAACATACTGTTCCGGCTGCCAGTACTTTTTAAGTTCGGTCAGGTCGCTGTTGGAGACTTCCGGCCGTGAGTAGTAAGGGTCTTTCATTTACCTGTAATTCTTTCTATTATTTCTTTCATTTTAAAAGTAGTCGAGCCCTCGATGATTTCTCCTTCATCTAACTCCCACTCAACTATTTTAGATAATAATTCAAACATGTTTTTGGATTCAGCAAGAAGTTTTGCGTCGTCAGACTTTAGTATGCTTTCAGCAATTAGATAACCGCCATAATAAGCGATTTCTGAACGCCCATCGATATTGTTGGCAGGGAAACCATCACTATTATCAGTAACAACAGTTCCAGGTCTACCCACTTTCCAATTTCCTTTTGAATGTGACATAATTAAATAATTTTCTTGTTTACAGCTTTATAAGTTTCAATATATTCCAGCAGCTTAGTGCCAGTGATTTTTTCATCACTTTTGAGCGCAACCTTTTCACAAAACGATTTCATCTGGTCAAGTGTTTTCCTGCCTAATTCAAGGATGGATAAATTCTTCCCTTCCTTCTCAAAATAAAATTGAAAAATTTGAACGTAAGCGGCGGGGTGATGGATTTTAATTTCTACTCCTGTTTTTGTCTGCGCTTTATTTTCGTTTCCGGAAATTTCGGCAACCGAATCAAACAAATTCAAGGTCTTATCGCCGTCTGCTTTCATTTGGATTGATAGCTGCGAACTCTTTTGCATGTCTTCTGATTCAGTCTTTATCCGGAGCGCTTCAGCTTCTTCACGTTCCTTGATTTGCTGAAGCCGAAGCTGCCGCTCGTCCTCGGTTTTTTTAGACGCTTCTGCCGCAGCTTCGTCGTCTTTTATCTTTTGAAGCCTGGCAGCTTCTTCTAATTCCTTTTTTTTCTTACCGATCGCTGCGTCAATTTCCGATTGCCTTTTTTCCTCAGCTATCCTGTTTGCTTCCAGTTGCGCAATCCTTGCTTGCTCGGCTTCATCAGCCTGGCGCTTTATATCTTCTAACTCCTTTTTTTTAGAAGGCAGGCGATCGATCAATAACCGTTTTGTTTCAGATATATCCACTTCATAAACGGCCTTATAAGTGTCAATTTCAAAGTCATTCATCGCTTCGATAGTCAGGTCGTCATATTCATCCGCAATCAATTGACTGGTTTTTATAAACTCAGCTTCTGAAAGCAACTCCTTAATTTTTGCATCTGAAAGTATGCATGACATCTTTTGCAACGATGCCGATTTTTTTTCAAAATTTTCCAGGGTGATGGCGTTGAAGTGCTCAGTAATCATGTTCTTCTTATTAAACAGATAATTATTTAAGATCTCAGAAGACTGTAATAATACATCAGCTTTAAAGTCAATCCGCGCCTGAGATATTGCTGCCTTTTCAGCACGCTCTATTTCTTTACGCTTTTCTTCAATAGCAATGGCCGTTACGTATTTATCCCTGTTGTCTTGAATGCTAGCAGGAACGCTACCTGGTTTGGCCTTATCAAGTTCGTTCTCAGAACTGGTAAACATCCGGGAAAATTCCGTCATCAATTGCGTAATGGCTGCACGAGCTTGGTTCATTTCGCCTTTAGCCTTAGAAGTATTCACCAGGAACTTATTGGAGCGCTCATCAGCTGCCTGCAGGGCTTCCATGCGCTTATCAGAATCTTCGATTTCCCAGGCAGCAACCCATTGTTCTAAAATTGAATTTCCTACCATCAGCGCCTTAGCTGTACGCTCTTGGTTGGCTTTTAAAATAGCAGGCGCTGTCTTGAAAACCTCGATGGATTTTCCTATAACCTGGACCTGCTTTTCTGTATCTACTTGCATTTATAAAAAGTTGATAGATTAATAAGGAGGTTTAGAATTCATCATCATTATGAACAGTAGTAGAATTAACTATTTCCGACTGGGCGAACGAATCATCATCGATCGGCGGCTCAATCGTACCGTTGCTGTTCACAGAAAGTTTTTTTTGATCCCCGGGTATTTCTTCCACTTCGTCAACCTCGACGCTGAAGTTTTCAGCAGCTGCAAGCCTATTACCAGTTGCCCAACTCTTATCCATAGCGGCATGTTTTATGATCTTAGTGCGAAGGAACGCGGCTCCCGGCTGGCCAGCGTTGCCGGTCCAATTATCGCCAGATGAATTATTTTTTTTCTTCCATGCCTCCCAATCTGATTTCCGGTAGATGAAATACTTATCATTGCCTTTTAAGTCTATAACGAACCTGACGTAACCAGCGATTATTTTTTCTGATTTAAATGTTTCTCTATGTTTTACAACACGGCCATTTTCCACTTCAAATACATCTTCTTCGTAAACCAGCTTCGCCTGATCAGCCGATACAACCTGGCCGGTATTCATCAGTCGGCGAACATGCGCACCTGCCTGGCGCCACAAGTAAGCTTTGTTGCCAAGTGGTACCAGGTAAACCTCAGCATCAGCGGGATCCATAGAATATCCGTTTACAGCGGCCGTCACAAAGCATGCATATAAGCTGAATGGATCGGCTTTTTTCAAAGCCTCGCTTGCGCTAATTAACTGTTTGAAGTGAGCCACCTGCCTGTGGTACATTAGCTCACCTGCCTTATCCTTGTGGCAGAAATTGTAATTGGCAATAAACTTGTCGCGAACGATATCAAGCTCTCCAATTTGAACTGCTGGCGTCTTTGATAAAAGTTCCACCATCATCACTTGCGGTTTTTGTGTTACATTTGCTTCCATCTGAATTTTTATTTTTTAGTTAAGAAATGAGTTTTTTTATGAGCCCGGTTACAGCCGGGCTTTTTTATTCCACCAGTTCATATAATGCAGCCAACACTTCTTCTTCATCCGGCACCGGGAACGCGTCCACCAGGTTCTTATCGAAATAGGTTTCAAAAACCGAGGTTGCTTTTAAAAGGGCACTTGCAAATTCATTTTGACTTACTTGCGCGCCATTCTCCACATACATATCGATCAGGTCTTTAGTAACCAAGCGGACTTCGATGCTGCAGGGTTTATCCGAGTGAACAATCAGTGCCCATTTTTCATCTTTCAGCAGGACGAACCATTCCATGCCGTTTACCTTATAATAGCAGGGGAAACCGGTAGGGATTTCTACTTCCTGCATGCCGAAAACTTTTACTTTCATGATTGGTATATTTTATGTTAAAATTATACTGAGCTTTTCTCCCTCATCACCAGGTCCAGGTCATCTTCATTACCTTCAGCACCCAACTTTCCATTAAGCGAATAGTAATGAATCTTGCCATCGATCAGAACTTCAAGAGGAAAGGCAAACCTGGACCAATTGCGGTTATAGATATTACACACCTTGTCTCCCTGGCGGGTGAATACGTCGTATTCAGGCAAGCAAGTAATGTCAAAGGGTATTTCTTCAATTTGTTCCATTGTAAAGTCTTTTAGATTATTGACGTGAACTATTGCTGTTTCCCCTTATTTTTTCTGCCGGCATTGCCTGCTCCTCATTAAGCCAGGTTGTTATCTGCTGTTCAACTTGCTTATCCCATTCAGACATAACTTCTTTTCTGCGAAGCGCATTGCGGTAGGTAACAGCGGTAACCAGTGGCAGCTGTACCTTCGGTCCAGCTTCTCGTAGCCTAATGTGTATATATGTAGTCATAAGAATAATTTAAAGCTGTTCATCATCATCATCATCATCATCATCAGGTATCAACATGTTGTCAATTTGTTTCAAAGCCAAATGTTTTTCAACCATTGCAGACATAGTGTAAGTATCAATTGGCTTTACTTCCATTCGTTCAGAAAGCATTTTGACAGTAGCCTCATCTATAGGGTTGATGCTGTAGATAGCAGAGGAGCCAAAAAAACGCGTAAAGGCTGGTTGTAATGTTGTTTCAGGAACGTCAACACGTAGCATATTTGTGCCGGCAATGTTTTGCTCAGTACATTTTCCCGCTATTTTAGTGTGTCCGAATAGTTCAACCAAACACCATAAATCAAATTTCTCTTGTTGCATATATTTTAGTTTTTATAATGAACATATTTTGCATACCCCATCCTTACCATCATTGTATTGACGGACACGGTATCGCTAGGATTCAAATACACATAGGCTATCCACCGTCCGTATATATCCTTTCCATGTGTATCATACCAAACTGTTTTTTCAAGTGTAAGATTTGATAGAGCAATTTGGGATTTATGAGCATTGGCAGTATCATTTCCTTTTTTCATCTCAGGAGCATTTATATCTGAAAGCCTTAGCCTTACCCAGGCATGAACTCCTAAACCCAGATAGGTATCCACATCCTCTGTATCTCCATCCACCACATAAATTACTTTACCGGTGAAATGTGTGGGCTCCTTCTGTGCGTAACCGTTAAGGCAGGTAAAAATGAGTAGTATGAATGTGATGTATTTCATGCTAATAAAATTTTAGGACCATGACTTATGGTTTTCATTTATCGTTTCGTTGCCATCATATTCATGAATATAGTAATCCGTTCCATCTGGTATTTCTACCACTTTAAGATCTGCACAACTTCCGTTTGCTTCTCCTTTTAATTGTTCTATGACTGAAATCAAATCAGTATCAGCTCTATCTTCAGGTGTACATGTGAGGTAATATTTATCCCATAAAGTTTTAGTATCAACATCATTTGGATTTTCTATTGAGAATGCGGTAAAATACCATTGGGCTTCTGTAATCAAAATCGGTTCGTATGTTTTGTTATCAAACGTGCCTTCATCTTTAAAAAAGAAACATTTAATTTCTTTTAATTCATAATACTCTTTCATTCCCTTTGCCGATAAAGAAAAACCTCCAAAGCATTTGTTAATAGCTATTTTCATAATATTTTATTTTTAAACTTGAAAACCGGTAGCATTACTGCCTTTTCAGAAGGCTTTCGCCTTTACCGGTTTGTTTTGTGTTCCTTGTGAAGTAACCATGTATCGCGCTCTATGGGGCTTTTAATGCGACCGGATGACACTTTTTTGATGTGATAATTATCATAATCATCTACGGCAAATATTAAGAATATAAATTCTATATATGGAGCATGCATTATCTAGTCATGGGTTCTACCACTATTCCAAGTACCAACACAATAATTTAAAAGAACTTAATCTTTCCAAGTGATTGCTTTTACAGCAGCAATTTGTGCTAACTCTGTTTGAGTTATAGCGAATGAACACCATCTTTTTACTCCGGTCTGATCGGTTGTGCTTCTTAGATCATTTAACTGGTCAATTGCATTAGCATAAATCTTTTTGCATTTTGAAACTGAATCAAGATTGGACGGATTTAATTGCAATTCAACTGCCTTTTCACCGAAAGTTTGTTCTGACATATTGATATTTATTTAATTACTTCTTTAAAAGTGCCGGGGTTACCTAAAACACCCGGCTTAAATCAAAGACATTTAAACCTTCACTTCAACGGATGGCGCTGCTGTTGGAGCTGGCGCTGCTGTTGGAGATGGCGTTTCTACTGTAACTGTTGTGTCTCCTCCTGGATTTATCATATTTAATGTCGCTTTAAAATGCGATTCGTGGAGCATGAAGGAAATCGAACCTTCCGACACCACCAATGGATGCCCCGTTATTATTGTGTTGGACGCTTAGGGTAGTTAAGCGCAGGTTGTTAACCACCAATAATCGCCAACACAATTATTTATAAGAATATTGTGTAGGCTCCGGGCTCTTACCGGTATGCACGTCTGTTCAGAGGATTACCAACACAATTATTTCTAAGAACTTTTTTAAAAGTACCTGCCGGATCATCAACCCGACTTCCCTTAGCGGCATTCGCAATGTCAAGTGTATTACCCGTTGTTCTTCCAACTGTCATATCATTATTATTGCGTTGATAGTCTATGTCGTCGCTTCGCTGATCAGGCGTAGTAAGGCTTCAGAATTACCAACACAATTATTTTAAAGAACTTATTGCTTTTTCAACACATTTCTTTATACATAATGCATCCCACAGCGCATTATGCTTGTTAACCGATTGTGTTTCATCTGCATATTGTTCCCGGCTAATATCAGGGTCAATGCCTTTTATTTTTAGCAGGGTGCATAAGTCAAATGGAATATAAAATATGTTTTGGGGGATATCAAAAGCGCCACCAAAAATATCGCAAAACAGCACCCAGTCATATGCCAAACAATCCGACCATATTTCTACTTGTTGAAACTGTGAAAACCACTCTCTTAATTTTATATTAAGCTCAAACTTGCTAAGAATTATCTCACCATTAAGGTTTCGAATAATGTTTTTTTTAATCCAGGGAGATACTTGGTTAATGTCATAATCATTCAATTCAGCATAAAAAGTTGCTCCGTTTTCTGCAACTAATCCGATTGAAATAAGGCTTGTATATTTGTGAAGCCCTGTAAACTCTGTATCAAAATATACTTTCATATAAATATTTTTTTTATTAAGGCTTTAATATTAATTCCACATCATTTTTTAAACTTAGCTTCATGTTCTTCCCAAATTTTTTCAATTTCATCGTTCATGGCAAGAACGGCACAAGAAATATCTATACACTCAATTTCATTTGTTTCAGATTCCTCCATAGGAGGCGATATTAAATGAGCAATCATTCTCAAAGTAAACTGAACTTTAGTTTCGTTATCCAAAGGGATTTTATCTTCATAATTTGGATGTTTTTTAAGTTGTAAAACTGTAATACCTGCCAGGAGATAATTAGTTAATTTATCAGTTTGAGCCTCTCGTTCTTTGGCATCTTTAATAGAAATTCCATGTGCCATAAACTTATACTTTAAAATTGCTTTAATAATTCCACATCATCAGCATGGAAGTAAGGAGAAAATGTTTCACCATTACCGTCTGCATCAATGCAAATAAATCCAATTGTTGCGGTACCGCCGGTTACAATAAAATCAAGTGTGTTCAACTCGCCCTTAATATTTGATTTGATCTTTTGCTTATTACTGTTAGCAAACAGATACATTCCGGTACCCGCAGCATCAGCATACACTTTAAAAGTATAGTTCCCATTTTTAAGGCCCGTTATGATTTGATAAATTTTACCATTCCATGGAGTTTCCTGCGGTGCTCCAGGAAAATGCGATGATTGGGCTGCATAAAAATTAAGACCATACTTTCCAGTTCTCTTTGCATCAGGGCTGGCCTGGAACCCGTATATCCCTAAGTAACCAGTTTCTACGGTCCAGCCTTTTAAAGAATCTTCAAAGCCTGGGTTAGAAATCTTTATTGAAATAGGCTCTGGTAGACTGCTTGATTTCTGGCAGGCAGTTAAGTAGATAAGGAAAGAAATAAAAAGCGTTGATAGTTTCATTTTATTTTGGTTGTGTTTTTTGTTTGTTTAAAAATTGCCGGTCTTTCCCGGCTGTCAGCTTTGTTTAAATTTTAATGTTTTTCTATTACTTAACCATGTGCCGTCATGTCGGTATCTCTACGATCTCATTCCATGAAGTCAGTACGTTTCTACGTTGTACCTCGTGAATAGTGTTTCATTAAAACCAACTCAGCATTTCTGCCTCCTGTGTGTATGGTTGTGACGGGAGCAGTCTCGAAGCTGCAAGGATTTACGTAAGTTTTAGCATCCGGAATCTCAACTTACTACCAACTAATAATAGCTGCGTTTACCAATTTCGCCATCCCGCCAAAAAAATATTATTTATTTTGATTCGTGTTTCTTCCTCCTTTTTTATAAATAACACCTTTAAAATGCGGGAGATAGAAATCTCCCGCCTCCTTAATCCTTAAAAAAACCAAACCATGCTAACTTTATTGAACCTTGCCTAATTTGCTATTAGCAACTATAAAATCCTTTCTTTCTATTATATCAGATATCGCTGCAACAGTTGTTTTACATTTCGGATGATACCTAAAACGAAACCCAAATTTGTCCAAAGCATCCCAGGCCGCATCAACATGCTTAGATGAACTAATATATCTTGCTTTATCTAGCAATTCTAACCGGGCTATATCAAATTCCTGGTTAGGGTTTTTCAAACGGAAGTCAATGCCTTCAAAGAAGAATTTCACGATCCAGTTAATTAATTTGTTACGCATGTTATTTATTGAATTGTATAATTTAGTTTTCACAGGGTTTTGGATTAAAGGGTGGATTAAAAAACGGTCTACTTCAGGAAACTAATAAGTTGTAATTGATATATCCTTCGAATTCATTAATCCAATCATATACTATTTGCAATACTTGATTTGTCTCCGGTGTATCACCAGGTTTCACATTCATGAAGAACATCTCAATTGGGCGTGATGAATCTTTAATTTTATTAATATTATTAGCTATTGTAATATCGCGTGACTTCATTAAAGTTCCACACAAACATGAACATTCGCCTTCATAAACAGAACCGTCTATTTTACCATCTGAAATCGCTTTTTTAAGATTTTGTATTTCAGGAATAGCTCTTAGCAAAACGTCAAATAAGTCTTTTTTAATTTCGCGAAGGTCAGCACCGCGAAGGTCAGCACCGATAAGGTTAGCACTGCTAAGGTCAGCACCGCGAAGGTCAGCACCGCGAAGGTTAGCACCGCGAAGGTCAGCACCGCTAAGGTTAGCACTGCGAAGGTCAGCACTGCTAAGGTCAGCACCGCTAAGGTTAGCACTGCTAAGGTTAGCACTGCTAAGGTCAGCACCGCGAAGGTCAGCACCGCGAAGGTTAGCACTGCTAAGGTCAGCACCGCGAAGGTCAGCACCGCTAAGGTTAGCACTGCGAAGGTCAGCACCGCGAAGGTTAGCACTGCGAAGGTTAGCACTGCTAAGGTCAGCACCGCGAAGGTCAGCACCGATAAGGTTAGCACTGCTAAGGTCAGCACTGCGAAGGTCAGCACTGCTAAGGTTAGCACCGCGAAGGTCAGCACTGCGAAGGTCAGCACCGCGAAGGTTAGCACTGCTTTTTATTGCTTCTAGTAGTGTGTCCTTAATATTATTATTTTCATTTTCGTACTCGAAAAGTATTGATCCCCACAGCGATTTTATTTTAATCTTAATCATTTTATTTTAGGTTTTTTAAGTGTTAAGGGATTAATAAACGGGCTGCCTTAATGTAGTTTCATACATCTTTATTATTTTATCATCGCAAGATTCGGCGACTATTTCAACGGGCATTGGTTCACTTGACATAAACCGGGCAATGCTATTCAACGCTTCAATTTTTGCCTTTAAAAAAACTTCTTTTGTTGTGCGCTCGGCATTCTCATACATGCTTAAGATCTGAGCCCAGTTGATGCTGTAGTCGTTTGAGATAGAGCAACTGCCCATTTCGTATCTTGTAATAACCTGACAGTTATTTTTGTCCTTGAAATAGACTGTATTGTATTCATTTTTGAAGTAGCAGGGAAAGTCTAACTCGTATTTTATTTCGTGTCCCTGGACATAGTTTGTGATTTGCATGGTTGATTGGTTTATTCGATTATTAATGTAACTATGAAGTATATGCTGAAGAAAATAAAAACTAATATTATAATAGTGATTGCAAGCATTAAAGCCACTTCGAAGAATTTTTTAAATTTCATATTGCTATACATTGTAGTTGATTGGTTGAAGTTTTATACAATTATAAATCTGAATATTATAAAAAGGACGTAGCCACATAGAACTTGAATTGCAACTGCTAGTATAATCCATAAAATCCCTCTTAAAACGTCTTTAAATTTCATATTGCTATGCTTTTGTCAATTTGTCAAATCTATTATTTATGTAAGCCTTAGCTCTGCGGAAGGCGCTAAATGTTTCTCCCAGGCAAAACACTAATCCTTTCTCTTTGAACATCGCAAAGCCTTTGTATTTGCGTATGTGTATTTCTGTTAGTTCGTCAACAAGGACGAATGTGCGTGTCATGGTTAAGCTGCTTTAAGTTTTATGTTTTACCATCCTCCTTTTCAGTTCATTGATAGAAGATGCTTTATACTCCGGCGTCCTGCCATTCAAGTATTGCCAATCAAATCCCTCTATCAGTATTGCAGGACTATCCTTGGTACCATTTCGTGCTTTTTTTAGCCACACCTTTCCCCTCTGAAGGATTTCCATTGTCTTTGCTTCGCTTATCCATTTGGGCGATTGCTGCAATTCCATTCTTTTAAGAATGTTTTCTATGCTTGCTAATCTTTGATATATTGAAGTCATCTAATACTACTTTTAGGTAATTGCATTCCTAAGTGGATGCACTTAGTTTTACGCTTCGATAAAATCCTCATGCTTTAAAGCCTTCCGTTGAAATACCTTCTTTGCCTTTTCTGAAGTCAGTCTGTCGTCATTGGCCCTAACCCATCTTACGATGGTAATAGGAGATTTACCGAAAGCATCTGCAAGTGCTCCGATGACCTCCTGAGGGAGCACTTGCTTTTCATTAGTTTGTTTCTTTGTCATGTTTTATATTTGTTACAATTCTGATTCAAATGTAAGTTGGAATTTCCAATATAACAAGTTTTTTTATTGATTTTATAAATATTCGAAAATATTTAAATTTCCAACATTTTTATTAGATGAATCACAAAAAAGAGTTGAAAGAGTTGATTAAAACGATAAAGGATGCTACTGGCTTAACTCAACAGAAGATATCCAGCGGTGCTGGGTATGAGAAAAATTCTATATCACAGGCATTAGCTAAAAAGGAAGGACATGAACCAGTAATTAAAAGGCTTCAATTAGTATATAAAATTGTATTGGAAAATCCAACAGGATTTAAAGAGTTTGAAGAAAATGAGAAGGCTAAACAGGAGCTATCAAAAACAACAATGCCCGGAAATTCTCCGAGCATTGAACAGGACTTAAAAAAGACCAAAGACGATTTGATAGCAAGCCTAAAACGTGAGAACGAATTTCTTAAAGCTAGTTCAACCGATTTGAAGGAAAGGATAACATTAAGTCAGGCGCTAATTGAACAGCTTTACAATCATTTGAACATCCCTTTACCTGGTATTGATAAAGGCAAAGCTTAAGCCGAAAAGGAATAGAGAATCCAGCTAAAGGGCAATCGTTTCGTTTAGGACATACAGAGCATGCAATTGTTTTTTTCATAATGACTTGGCTTTAGATAACACTGCAATCATTGAATTTTGTTTCAGGCATGATGCATAGTGGAGTATTAAACTTAAACAATATTTTAATAAAATCAAAGGAATAATTAGTAAATATTTATTCCCGTATAAAAATATTGACCGTGAATAATCCTGAAGTAAAAAAGAAGTTCCCATGGGCGCTATACTTATCAACCGTCATCATATTATTAGCAGCAGGGCTAATTTTCAAAAACCCAGAATTTAGCAATAAAGCCGGTTATACCGAAAAGATAACGGACAGTAGCTGGGAAACCCACCCACAAAGAGTGGTTGTATCCTATCCAGATTTTGACTTTAAAAGTGCATTCATTGCAGCAATATCAACAATTATTTGTTTTAAAATCTATGAACTTGTAAGAAATAAACTGGACGTTTAAGTTAAAAAATTAAGGTTAATTGGATATCCGCTATCCTCACAAAAGCCACAGGTGCCGGTTTTTCTTTCCGGACATTTTTTATTTTATATCGTCCTCAACACCCCTGCCTGCTCTGATATACTTTCCCCTGTAAGGTGGTAGTAAATTGATACTGTACCTACTGTAACGGCCATTAGTTCCGCCGTAACGCTTTTAGGTATTTTATTTTCAGCGCACATAGTAGCAAAAGAATGCCGGGCCACATGGGTAGTGATGTTCTTGCTGGTTTCAAGCATTACAGCCAGCACCTTTAAATTATCCCTTGTTTTGCGCTGGCTGATAGGCGCCGGCAAAGTAGCTACTACTTCAAAAATGCCTACCAGCGTAGGACCGATTGGCAATACAACCCATTGACCGGATTTCCTTGTTTTAATGGGCCTTAGCCTTAATAAGTCGCCGGACACCATGGACATAGCATTAGCCCAGTCCGAATACCGCAACCCGGAAAAAACACCCATAAGGAAGTAAGTAAGTGAAGCATATAATGAACCCGTTACTCTTTTCTCTTTCCAAAACTTTACCCACTTGTCCCGCTCATGCATTTCCAGGAACGTCCGCTCTGTCTGTACATATTTAGGAATAGTAAAATTATGGAAGGGATTTATTTTTATCACGCCTTCTTTATATGCATGCGTTATAACGGTGCGAAACCACTTGAAAGTTGTGTTAAGGGTGTTTTGCCCCATACCCCGTGATCTTTCCGCAGATTCATATTTACGAAGAAAGGTAGCGTCAATGGAGCTTAAAGCAAGCTGGCTTCCGGCAAAAGATTTTAACCGGTTTATCTCCTTATTATAATTTGTGCGGGAACCAGTCACCTGCGACAGGTCTTTATATACTTTCAGATCAGCAGCATACTCAAAGAAGTTTTTGCCTGACACCTTGCCTTTTAGTTCATCCTTAATCATTTGGCCCGATACCGGCTTTCCTTCAATAGATTTATTTACTATTATGCGCTCTATTTCGCTGATCGTTTTTCGCAGATCAATGTTACAGTTTTTGTAGTTTGGGTAACTGGATTTTATTTCCCTGGTACTACCATCCCAATATTTTTGTTCTATCTTGTAGGGGGTAGAAATATAGGTTATTTTTCGGTTAAAAGTAATGGCTATGTATATAGGATATTGATTACCGTTATATACAGCATGTTTCCATAATAGCAAGCGAACGGAGTGAGGTATCATCTTAGTAAGATAGTTGGTTAGACAATAGTAAGACAAAACCTTTAAATTAATGTCTTTATTTACCAACTTAGACCATAAAAGTGGTATTTAAATTTGTCTCAAAGCAAGGCTGGTAAAGGGAAAGCCGCTATGATAGCGGCTTTAAAGAAAAATACCCAGTGATCCCGCTGGTATTAAACTCGCTTACTGAAAGCTAGTGCAGTATTGATTTATAGGATATCAACATACATAAGTAAGACAGTACAAAGATATACCCCCTAAAAAAAGAGCATTTTATTTTATTATTAGCCTAATAATTTTAGCAATTTATTACTAAGTTTGCTAGTATGCCGCTATATTTTTTTACAATAACTTTAAAATCTGGCCACTGCTATGAAATAAATTGTTATTGCTTGAATATATTAGCTTCAGACGCTGCCCACGCAGCTTTCATATCTGACTTGCTATTAAAACTATCATCTAAAACAACATGAAAATAAAAGTTGCCGCTGAAAAATTCAGAACTGTAAAACAGCCCGCTCGCAGCTTCACTTTTAACGGACCAAAGTTGCAAATCAGCCTGGTTACGGGCAATGTTTACCGGCGAATGTAAATCCCAATTATTTGCAACCCAGTCCGAAAGTTGAGCATGAGTTGTAGCAGGTGATTGCATCAATTTTTGAGTTTGATTTCCAGCAAAGTCTCCGTAACCATGTGTCCAAAGAAATGAACCTACAGCAATTTTTTGCGGAATACCGTACCAGGTAACAGCGGTAAACTTTTCAATCTTTAGTCTATTAAAATCTGATTCAAATATCTGCATTATTCGATCATCGCTTATTAGCTGACCAAATTTTAAACCATCGCCAGGCTGAACCAAATGGCCGATGCCAACGGTAAGCAAGCCCTTTGAATCTTTATAAACATTATTTTTCACACCTTCACGCAGGATTAAATAGCGGAAAAAATGGCGCTTAAAGCCTTGAAGTTTTAAGGTACTAATCCATAACTTATTTAAATATTCTTTTTGTTTTGCGGTCATGGTTAATGATTATAAAACCTTAAATATTTTATTGAAATTTGTATTTAATTATCACAATGCCACTTCCGCCAGCAACTGTTATTTATAGCCAATTAAATAAATTTTCAAACCTTTTGCTCCGGTTCCCGCAACAGTTATATCCACTGTCATTTCAGCATCATCAGTAAGCCCAATGGTTGACCGGTTGTTAGCGGATGTGCCAGATATAACGGGGGGCGTTGTTGCTGTTGTTGATGTTTTTTCGTTTGCATTAATCGTAACCAGTGTGCTTAATACACTCGTGCCATTTTGTTTTACGTCAATGGTAGGCAATCCGCTCGTGCTGGCAGTATTAACGGACGCTCTAACAGATAACAGCCTCATTGCATATGGCATCCTAAATGTCAGCTTAGACGTTCCTGTAGTAATAGTAGTGGGTTCGTCACTGACAGCCACAACCATTTCAACCGGGATTCCTAGTGTCGATGAACTGTACAACCCGATATTATTATATTCAAGATAGCCGGCGTTAGTGCCTTGTTTTTTGACTTCTAACTGACCATAATATTGTGAAGGAGGACCTTGACAGTCATTGTTAAAAAAATGTATATTGGTAGTATTATTCAAATACAAAGGATCATTTCTTCTACCGTTAGTAACATTATAGATACGATTACCAAAAACGGATACATCATTGATTGTTCCAAGTTGTACTGCTGAAAAATAAATAGAATTATTATTGTCAATTCTATTCCAATTGTAAATCGTATTGCCTGAAATTTGTGTATGTAAAATTTTTGCCGTACTAAAAGGAATAAGTCTTATAGCACTTTGTCCACTATTTGAAAAAGTGTTGCCTTTTATAATCACATTATTTACTATGTAATCACCTGTAGTAGCATTTGAGTTATCAACTTGTCCATTAATAAAATTATTTATTGTGTTATCCGTGATTTCAACTTTATCAATAGCGGCTACAGAAGGGTGTATAAAAACGCCAATTGATTGCCCAGTGACAGTTGTTGATCCTTCTTGCCCACTGATAATATTGTTTGAAATTTTAACATCATCACCAGATTCAATGTTAATACCGTACTCATAACAATTTGTAAAGGAATTACCTACAATAAAAGCAGTAGTTTTTGTTGTATCTGCCCTCCTGCCATCGTATTCGATAGCGAAGTTTGCACCTTCTGCTATATTGCCCTGCATGATTAATCGCTCGATAATTTGAGGATTATAAGCGTCATGGTTGCAACTATAAACCTTGTTGTTTCTCATGATACATTCAACCGCATCCCATACTGCAAAGCATTCTTTGTTTAGGGTATCAGCTCGTACTCCTTCTATTAATACCTTATTCATTCTGTTTGCTGCGGTTCCAAGAAATATACCTCCATCACTATCGGTGGCTCCAGGCGCTTCGTAGCCTCGTCCAGTTGTTCCTACTATTCTAAAATTCTTGAATGTGTAATTTCTAGCTCGCAAAACGGCAGCATCATTAATGGATTTGTAATATTCGATTGTGTACCCGTTGAGACTTGTTGATTTTCTTCGTAAGATGGTTGATTCACCGTCGCCAATTAAAACAACGCCTGGCTTTACAAACAAGTTAGATATAATACCTTCAGCGCTTGATGTGGACATGCTGTAGGTGCCGGATGGCATGTGCACTACTTTCTTTTGCGTGTACCCTGAATCCAGCGCCCGTTGAATTGCCGCTCTATCATCTGCGATGCCATCCCCAATTGCGCCAAAATCTTTAATGTTAATTGCAGAACTAGTTGCTTTTGTTGCTATAACGCTATCAGCCGAAACCTGTCCTGATAAGGTAGTCGGAGTTCCAATTATAATCTGCCTGGCTTGTGAAAAAGCATCTGCAGATGATAGTAAGGCAAAGAATAATAATAATTTATACATCATTGAAATGTTTTTCTATCTTTATGATTGCTTTATTTTGTCGGGAAGGACAAAATGGTGTTAAGACCGCTTTGAAAGAGCGGTTTTTTGTTTTTTAAGCCGTTACGGGTGTTGCCGGAGCAGATTCCAATAGATCAATCTTTTTTTCAAGAAAATAAGTAGCAGCCATCCCATCAGCAACACTTTCTTTTAAATTAGGAACTGTTTCATCAGCGTGTGATGCATGCAGTAACAATGTTGATGCAAGCTTAGCCGCTGTTCCGTTCTGATCTGTTTCAGACCTCTTTTTAAATGCCTCACCAAAACATTGAAGTTTCTCAAGTAATGTAGGTTTGCCTAAACAATCAGTTGTTAGCTGCATTTTATCAACACCTTTTTCAACTACTGAAAGAATCTTTTCTTTCTCCGCTTCTGTTTTGTTTTGCAACTTGTCGCCCAAAAGGCTTTCGATAGTCATTACCTCCGGCGACCTGGCAATACCGATAATTCTTTTTACAAATTCAATGATAAAAGGCATGTTTTCTTCAACGAAGTGTTCATACTTTTTAAGTCCGGCAAATAGCCTTACAAAAAAGTTTCCGATTTTGTCCAATCTTTCTTTAAGTGTCATTTTTTTATTTTTTGAGTTATTAAATACTTAGTTTCTGTGTGTTGCCGATAAGAAATTTATTTCTTTAGTTTGCTTTTCAATCATTCGTGATTGCTCCCTGGCTACTGCCTCCAAAGCCTCATACGCTTTCCTATCATTTTGCATTTCCAATTCTAGTTGAATGTTCCTTTGTTCTAGTTCAATGTTCCTTTGCCACATGAAGAAGAATCTTATAGCAAGGATATAAAGAACTGCAAAAAGAATGATGATTAATATCGTTAATGAGCCTGTCATGCACTTTGCTTTCTTGCTTCCTCTTTTATTTCGCTATTTGTAAGTGATGCCGGTTGAATGACCTCTCCTTCAATTTTAGCATTCTTAATGGTAGCTGTTTGTTCATAACCACGACTTTTCGGATCCGGCATAAACGCAAATCCAAATACTAGTGTTAACTGAATAATAAGCTGGGCCCAGGTAAAGTGACCGGTGTTTAATACCGTTTCAAATGCATATCCGAAATTGCCAATTATGCCGATTATACTGGCAGATTGTCCTCTCCAATTTTTTGCTACATAACTGATTGCGGCCATGCCTAAAGCTATTCCTACCACCTTTCCGTCTACTTGTGTTTCACTTGAAAATTGCTGTAATGTAAGCAGTATAGCACCTGCTAAACCGAAGATGAATACTTTGTATTCCATCCACAAATTTTTAATTTTAGTCATTGTATTGTTTTTTTTATTTTGATTTATTTTCAGTTATTTCGAATTCTAATTTTGTCATACGTTCACCACCCCTAAACTGTTCCATCTGTATTTTATTCACTGATGTTTCAATTGATGATATGTGTTCTGTGTTAACTGTTGCCCGTTCTTCAAGCCTTATCAGCCGGTCGTTTAGATCACCAAGCCGGGAGTAAGTGCCTAAAATCGCTGCTGTTGTTATAGCTAATACAATAGTTTGTATCCACTTTAATACGTCTTGATTTTTTTGTTGCCTATCTTCCATAATTAATTAATTAGTTGTTGTTATGAATTTTCGTTTACTCGGTATCGTTACCCTTGTTATCATCACTTCAGTTCCTTTGGATATTTTCTATGATCCGTATTGTAATTAAATATTCTGTCGCTAATTATTCCGGGTACAACTACCACTGGAGTTGAAGTGTTGTTTCCTATAACAAATCCGTTATTAGCTACCTTCAAGTTGAAGATTCTTAACTGGTCTACCTCCTTCGCCAATGTAATTGGGTTCGGATAGTGATATGAGGCACTGGAATTTACGTTAATAGGAGAGCCACTTACAAACACTTCATCTTGCCTATCAGTAAACGGTTGATTTACTCCCGGACGAACATACCCAACTGAATCGTCCGTCATATCTATGTCATGAAATACGGAAGGATAAGCAACATTTGATCCATTCCATATAGAACGTCCTCCCCAAAAATAGTATGACTGAACTCCATTAGGAAATAATCCGGAAGATAAAATTGTGTTGTGATAAGAATGAATGTCATGACCAGCATTGACATTAATACCACCGTTACAGACTGAGACTACCTGATTATTGTAGATACGAATCCACTGTGAAACATTTGTTGCTAAGTTGTGACCTCCTTCTCCTTCGACTGTTATTCCTGATCCGGTGTAAGATGAGCCCCCGTAACTACTAGGCGGGTAAGCGCCTTTTATATAATTATCGTGAATTAAGAAAGGCCGTGCTTGAGTAGCAACTACGTTTCCTAGATTGATATTATCCTCAATCCAGGAACTATCCAATAAGTTCTCAAATTTATTCCATGCAATTTCTCCTTTAATTCCTTGAGGAATATCCACCGTGTTGAATAAAATAGAAGCGCGGTGCCCCCCTTCAGATCCATCAACATTTCTCTTGTCTGTATTTCTAATTAGGTTGTATTTAATACTGACTGAATCGGTATTCTCATCACCATGATCTACGATAATACCTCCTGTATGTTCTACGTAATTATGTTCAAAGACAAAAGTTTGAGGGTGATAAATGTCAACAGCTCGTCCCCATTGGTCGTTGTTGATCGGAGTTTGCCCTACGATATTTGTGTATTTGACTGTGAGCTTTGCTCCCCCGTAAGCCTGTATACCAATACCCGAAGACTTGATATTTGAATTAATAATTATTACTGGGGCATAACAGTTAATTCGAACCGCTGCGGTGTTACCGTCAGCTTTCCAGTTTCCGGTGTAGGTTCCTCCAACCGTAATATAAATTGCGGAATCGTACACGATTTGAGCCTTGGTAGTACCAGAGACTAGTAGAAAAAGTAATATTTTAATAAAAGCAACTTTCACCCTTACTTCAGTTGTTTTGGATATTTTCTATGATCTGTATTGTATAAGAATATTCTGTCATTAACCGCCGCAGGGATTACTGCCTGAGCGACATATGTAACTTGTGTGCCCATAAAGCCATCCATTGGCTGAAGCAGGATACCGTCGGTATAATTGTTAATGCCATCCATACTTCTGTAAGTCTTACCGGCAAATGGCACAAGTTGAGCTGTCTGAGATGTATTGTAAAATATTTTCATACTATCAGCGTTAACTTGCCTGAACGTAGAAGCAGCATCATAACCATATCTTGCGGTCCAGGTAGTCCTACTTGAATAATTTGCATCAGCCCCTACAAAGTTTGTATTGTTAGGTTTCATGTAGAAGTTGTTATTAAAACTTCCCCAGGTACCCTGGTTGTTAGTATTACTTTCAAGAAAAAGTGCGTAAGAAACAAAACCTAAATAGGAGCTTACATTGTTTCCGGTATAAAGATTATTAGAGGAAACGTTCATATTCGAAGTAAAAAATCCCTGACTAGTTCCTATCCCATCCTGATGAAGCTGAAGGGCTGCTTCATCTCTGTTATTAAACACGTTGTTATACTGTACTATTTGGCTGCCAGGATTGTGTAAATAAATACCCGCCCTTGAATTAGCAACAACTGTGTTATACTTTACGTCAACATATTGCGTAATATCATCATTGTATATCCCCGGCATTCCTCCATTTGCTGTACCAGTAGGTTCAGACCTTTTATCTCCAACACCATTTAAAACTACGTTGTGAACAACTTGACGTTGAAAAGCGCTTGTTTCGTTATCATAGTTTGTGTAAATACCGCCGCCATCTGTTAACATTTGACCGTGACCATCTACGTAATTATAAGAGATAATTGCTCTACCGCCCTGCCATCTGATGCCGCAATATCCTGAGTTATAAACATAGTTACGACTAATTAAAAGGTCAGTAGTATTTCCTACATTTTCCACACAGATACCATCGTGTTGTTGATTATTAGATCCTCCTAAACCTTCCCAAATCCCTGAATTATTTATAGTACTATTAGTTACTGTTATGGCGGGGCAATGTCTTATATCAATGCCGCAGTTCATTGATTTATTAATGTTACAACTATCAACAATGATATTTGAGCTAGGATATCTGCCTAAACCATCGTTTACAAGAATTGAACTATAGCCGACCATTTCGAATTTACAGCTAACAATCTTTATTCTATCAACATACTGACCAAATATGCTCGCAGAATCTTGTCCAGTAAAGGACAAGTTTCTGAATACATAATCTGTTTTGTGCGTTCCAGAATTGCCAACAATGCTAAATGCGAAGTTTGAAGTAGCTGCTTTTAAACCTAAACCACCAGGATTTGAAGTCGAATAAACTCTAAGAGTTTGGGCAGACGAATTATAAAACCATTCATTTTGTACATCTAATGTAGCTGGGTGTTTCTGCATAAAAAATTTCCAATTATCTTCAGCAGGGTGGCCGTTTGTTGTTGCATAACCAGCTGTATTTCCAGAGTGAGAAATAATAGGCACGCGATCTAAATTATAATCATTTAACCTTATTACCATTTCAGCACTTAACCAGTTTTGATTACCTACTGGTATATCAGTACTTGTAATAGTCTGTCCTGTATAGCCAGTAAAGAAGTCGCCACCTGTATAATTTACGTGAGTATTAACCGTAAAATAAGCTCCTGTATTTGGAGTACGCCCTGGCATAATCGGAGTTGTACCAATAGCAACCAAGTCCAAATTTAATCCAGAGTTCACATTAGCTTGCCAGATGTTTGTTGTAATGTTTGTCCATGAACCAGTGCTGGAGAGATCGGAGTATCCAGAAAGAATAGCCGGTAAAGTTCCGTTGTAAGTCGTAAAAGTAATAGGAAGATCGTTTACGCCACTACCAATAATATTGGCTTCTCCTGCTATAGTTTCTCCCGACTTAAAATAAACAAAATCTCCAGGAGCAAGGTTTATAGAGTTTAACTTATTTAAAGTTTGCCAGGGAGCCCCAATCGTACCTGCTGCGGAGTTATTACCGCTCGAAGAGAAGTAGTAAGACGCAGCAAAACCACGTTGTCCAGCAGCCAATAAAAACAATATGGTCAGCAGTTTCATCATAAGTTACCTCCCACCATATACCAATTTCCGCCAGACGCTCTTATTCGTACATTCTTGTGTGTAGGAAGGGACACGAGCGAAGTAAATCCCGCCCAGTAAAGAATACCACCGTTTGCATCAATTGGTTTGCCTGACGTGTATATGTTTATTGAAGTGTTCCCCACGTTATTTATTTCTATTGTCCTGCCCTGATTTGCCACCGGTGATGGAAGGTATATAGTATCCGCAGAATACGCATACACTGAGCCGGTAGTGTCGTTAATAGCAAAAGTTCCTGATGTGTTTACGATTTGCACGCCTGTTTGTGCAAGTGTTATTCTGATTAGCGTATCACCTACATAAGCTATCATTAAACCCGGGCCGTTACCTATTGACCGTAACGAATCCACATTAGGAGATACACTTCTGTATATCTTAGCCCCGCCGCCCTGCTGAACGATTGTATGAATGGTGGCAGCGGTTGTAGACGAATCTATAGTAACTAATAATTGCGCCCGTATCCTGTCAGCATAAGCGGTAGTGGCTATTTGTGTATTATTTGTATTTGCACTTGCAGTCGGTGTTGTAGGTGTTCCTGTTAATGCAGGCGAGGCCAGTGGCGCCTTTAAACCAAATGCCGTATTTAAATCCGTTTGGTTTGCAAGTGTTCCTGTGATTGAGCCCCATGTAGCTGCCGATCCGGTTCCACCAGTATACTGAGGAATATTTAATGTGTTCCCTGTTAAGGTTGAAGGACCAGACGTTCCGGTAGTAGTAATTGTAAGTCCTGTTTGTTTTGTGTTAATAGCAGCCGCCAGTAATGCACTATCCCTTCTTACTCTATACAAAGAAGAAAGGAATTTTGTAGTATCGCCGCCACCTGGTGAACCCAATGTGAAGTCTCCCTTAAGGGTAGAATCGACATATATTGAAGCGCTTCCACCAGTTCCGCTGGGTGGCGTAGCCCATGTTCCATCTCCACGTAAATATGTAGTTGCTGATTGTGTTCCAGTAGCGGCAATAGAATTTACAGGCACTGTGCCTGCACCATAACGAGCAGCTGCGAATACTCCTGATGAAACATCTGTAGCTGTATGATTGTGAGTAATTGATGCTTTACCTGAGAGCGCAGTATTAAGATCAGATTGTGAACTTAGTATACCTGTAATTGATCCCCAAACAGGGGGTCCAGCACTTCCGCTGACAGTACTTGATCCTGTTCTGAGTGTATCTTTTGAGCCATTTTGCCTTGTGAAAGCAGTCCTGCTACTATCGCCTGGCAGAGATGCAAAACTTATATAAGGTGAAGGTGGAGCAATATAACCATAAAATTCAAGTTCGTATACTGCTAACTGATAGACACCTGATGCATTAAAAAGTCGAATATATTTGTAAGGAGTTAGTGAATCAATCGTATAAGAACTCCATTGAAAAAACGGCGCGTTCGGTAGTGTAAAGAGGTCAACATAACCTGAAGTTGGCGAAGTATTAGAACCTTGTATTTTAGTTCCTGTAATAGGTTGTCCTGTAAAAGGTCTGATTCTAACTTTTGTTATGACATTTGGTGCTGTTAATGTCAAACCAACAAACGTATTAGGATCACTGTCTACAGCAACCGAAACATAAGCAGTCGTAATATCATTATCAAAAGCCTTATCAAATGTATAAGGCGGATTTGCACCGGGCGAACTTTCAAAAGGAGTTCCTGTAAGTTTGTTTGAGTTGGGTAATAAGGTATTACTAATACTATAAGGATCTGTTGATATACCTGTACCGGTTACTTTTATACCACCTCCGCCAGTCACTTTACCAAAATCTAAGTCTTCTGTCCAGGCTAATGTTTTAACCGTTCGATAAGCCGGGTTATCAGATGACGGCCGATTGGTGACACCCTGAATATGTCGTAACTCATCGTTAAACCATAGTTGTCCTACAGGCGTACTTGCAAATCCTCCATTATGTAGTGCTATCGATACTGCATTACTAAGTAAGGGAATTCTAATACCATTTGTGGATGATTCAATATTAAGTGGAATTCCTGATGGTATTGGATAAACATTGCTGAATCCGCCTGATCCATAAACCGCAGCATTGAAAATGTTTTGGCTACCTGTAAAACTGGTATTGCCTCGCACAGTAAGATTGTTGGTAATATCAAGGGGAGCACCCATGTCTATTCCTAAAACATCATTTCTAAAAACCATTCCTTTACCTGAAGTCCAATCGCCGGACGTACCCGAAATTTCCATGTTGGCTCTACCTCCCTGATCTGCATAACGGTTTTTGATCATAATACCGCCCGCCTTAGCAGGTGATGCTGTTTGGTTCCAAAAAGCCACACCACCATTATATTCGCCTGTTAAGAAGTTGCTTGCCCCGTTTCCATCAACAAAGAGTTGATTTGAAATATTTGGAGTATTTACACTGATTCTTTTTGTCAGTAATAAGCTTGATTTAATTGGAGGCGCATTATAAAATATCTCATGTAAGTTCTGAGTTGAAAGAGCTTTGGCATCAGCAACGGGTTTGAGTAAATACATCTTAGGCGCAACTGCTGCAGCCCACACCTTATATCCCAAGTCATTGTAGTGTACCACATCTCCAGGAGCCATTAAAGAGGTAGGCGGTATTTTATGACTATAATCTACAACATCCTGCGGTATCTCTGGGTTATATGCCTCCACCAAACCAGTAAATACGTCTGCATAACGAACGCCATACGTTGCCTGCAAATGCGCATTTAGCGTATCTAGTCCGTTGCGCTCCGGTGCGCCCTTCCAGAACGTTGATGAAGATTGACCGGGTACAGAAGTTATTAAATACCTGTTATGTCCAATCGCCGCCACAGCCGCTGCAATATCAGCCTCAACAGTAGGCCGATCTCCCAAATTATTTTCACCCATTTCGAAAATAAAGGAGTTGAAGCGTTTTAAAGGATCAGCTGCTATATCAGCAAGAAGCCTGTTCTTTATTTGCGTTGAACTTTGTCCAGGTATACTAAAGGAAACCACATCATAACCTGAAATATTAGTTAACCATTGAGCTATAGGCACACCATTTGGATGTGATGTTGTCGTTGTACCTCCTGAGCTATATCCTAACGAGTTGCCATACCAGTTCACATGCATTGCGCCACGTATATCAGTCGAATCGGCTGCAAGACTTATAGGCGCAGAACCTGAATTTTTAATCACTAAATTAATATCTGCAACACCATCTTTATACAAGTATTCGTTCATCGTTCCACCTGTCCAAACACCTGCTGATAGTGATCCACCGCTATGAACATAAATCGGAAAGTATCCCTTTCTTTTGGTAGCTGTGTTAAAATAAGCGTTAGCTTCCGCAACACTCTGAAAGTCTCTCCATGTTGCAGGAAAGATAGTAGTATCATGATATTGACTACGTGCATCAAGAGCGAAACCGCTGATGCCTACAGGCTGGTTTCGGCCGGGTACACCATCAACGGAAGGCGAAAAAACCCTTTGCTGTCCGGATACGATACCCGAAGCCAAAACAAATAATATGATTAATATTTTTTTCATCATTGCTTTAATTGAACGGCGTCAGTATATGTTAATACAAATTCAGCCACGGTTGAATAATATCTATATGGTCCTACAGTCCACGCACGGAAAACACCTGGAATTATTCCTGAGTTGTCTGAGTTATGGTAGTAACTTGTTTTAGGATTTTCTGTTACAGCTTCCCTGAACACTAAAAATTTATCTGCTGCCGCTGCCGGAAAGAAAACAGAGATATCTGTATTATGTGTAATGTTGGTAGTTATTGCATTTTCTATAGTTGGAGCCGTGGTTCCGTTTATATACGGATTAGTAGCCGAATATCCGTAAGTAAATACTATTGCTGTTACTGTAGTTACTATCAGCACAGCAGTTGAGCTGGTTATAGTGCCTGCATTACTATCATTAATAATTGCTTTATAATTATCGGAATCACCTGTGGCAGCGGAGTTTATAGTAAATGTATTAGAAATAGCTCCTGGAATATTAACGTTGTTCTTTTGCCATTGATAAGCGTATGGAGTTGTGCCTCCGGAAACAGCCACCGAAAAGGTTACCGGTGAACCCACGATAACCTGTTGAGACACAGGCTGGGTTACAATAGTTAATGATGGGTTTGTAACAGCCAGCACCGCTACCGCACTGGTTACTGTAGCAGAAGCAGTATCGGTAACCACCAAACGGTAATTGCCGGCGTCTGACAATACTAAAGAAGGTATGGTATAAGATGAAGATGTAGCCCCAGATATATTAACACCATTTTTCTGCCATTGGTAAGTATAGGGAGAAGTTCCACCGGATGCTACTGCTGAAAAAGTTACTGATTCGCCGGTAATTTTGCTTGAATTTTGTGGGGCAGTAACGGCTAAACTGATATATGGATTTACTACTAAAATGGCTACACCGCTTGTAGTGGTAGATGAAACCGCATCAGTTACTAAAAGCTGATAATTACCACCGTCTACTAAACTTAATGAAGGGATTGTATAAGAAGCGCTAGTGGCCCCTAAAATATTGGTTCCATTTTTTTGCCACTGGTAAGTATAAGGGCCCGTACCTCCCGATGCTGTTGCGGAAAATGTTACTGATTGACCAACTATTTTGGTAAATCCGGTAGGAGTTGTTACCGCTAATGCTACATATGGATTCACCGTTAATGTAGCGGTATTACTGCTTATGATAGAATTATCTAAAGAATGGATCACAACATCATAAGAACCAGCATTACCAATGATGGTAGATAAAAAAGAAAGCGAAGATGCAGTGGCTCCAGGAATGTTTATACCATTTTTTCTCCATTGATAGGTGTATGGCGCAAAGCTGCCGGAGGCTACAACGGTAAATGTTACCGCGTTACGTTCAACAACTGTTTGAGATATTGGCTGTGTGGTTATGGATAAGGGCAATATGCCACTTTGAGTTTGCGAACCACATCCACAACCGCAAAAATCAGTAAAAGAATACGTATTTATAATATTATTTGTAACGCTATAAACATGGGATATGCCATTATTTATTACCTGATAAATTTCATCAATCATATCCTTGATGTCCACCCTGTTTGCCCCGCAATTCCCACGTTGGCGAAAGTGCTCAAACAAAATAAAGGCATACATATAATTTGTCTTATAATCATCTTTGCCCTCCTTGCAGCAAGGGTCTTTTATGTATTTCAGTTTGTAAGCAGTGAGCTTAATCCAAAGTTCATTTAAGGTTAAGGGTATTTCAGTGACGTAATACGCAGATAGCGTTATCTTATCTATAATTGAAGCCCATGAATAACCTTTGATGGGATATGTTATGGTTGAAGATAGTGTAACATTATATTTTGAATCATAATAAAATCCTTGGTAAGCCAAATCAAATTCAGCACTACCCGTGCCGGTAATTGCTGCTATAGTCTGAATTATAGCTGACCACGATCTTACAATTACAGGAGTGCCAAAATTTGGTAATGCATACGCTGTTTGGTCATAAACTTTAAGGCTTGGAGTAAATACATCAAAGGAATTCTTTAATGATAGTTTAGGGGCTTCATAATAAACTGAAAACGTTTTAGTGAGTACATTAGGGCCTGTATAACTTGGATGGGCAACCGTAAATGTCACACTATATAAACCCTTCTGAAAATTTCTGTCTGTTGCAAGCCTTAATTCAGCATTAAGAGAAGCGCCACTTACAGTAATCCCATCAGGTTGGGTTATTGAAAAAATAGAAGATGTAATGCCCGCAGCAACGCCAGCTGGATATGCGCTTGTATTAACTAAATTAATGGCAGGTAATGAATCTGACTTATTTAGGGCTACTGTAAAATCAAGATACGAATTCAGGTCTGCCATTAAATTAATAATTGAAAATCATTACTAATATTCCCCTTATAGGTGGAAACCATCGGGGCACCCTTTTAAAACCCAGGAAATCTAAAGTTTGATTATTCAGTTACTTCTGCGGGTTTGGTTTGTTCTTTTATAAGTGCATTATTATGCTTACGAATACCGCTCATTACATTATCACCAGCCTTTCCATTCAATCTCAACCACTCTGTAAATAAATCAACATGATTGCGTCCGTCTTCTCTTAACAGTGAGGCTATGGCAGTTCCTTCCGGAGTATTCCCCCACTTTATTCTGTGGGTTGCTACGTCGTAGGAAATAATCCCTTTGGTTAAGGCGCTTTTTATTAAGGCTTTATCCTTCAAATTCGGGTCTTGCCAGAACTTGATGAAAGCGGACGGCTTTGTTTGGGCGAATTCGCCTAATTGGTCTTGCAGCATTTCCAAATCCTCCTTTTCGTTCCATGCCATTGCTGCTGCGAATTCCCTTATTTCTTCTTCCTTCATGCCACTTGCATAAGTAAGAGCAATTTGCAGGTCACTGCGGGAACTCATTCTTTTCAGAGCATCTTTCTTAGCATCTATTCTGCGAAAAACAGGTATCACACTTGTATCCCGGTTGGGATTACTTTCATTATCATTAGTAAGTTCAAGGAATTCATACATCTCTTCCTGGTCAATATTTCCACCCTGGCAAAGAAGTATTCCCGATGCTGCACCAGGCAGATAAAATGATTTTGTGATGATCACTTCATTACGATGTTCGTCCAGTTGTTTTTTAGAAAAAACACCAACATCGACGGGATCATTTTTACCTGGGTCGTAAATACGATCCTTTGTTTTTATCTTCCTTGAAAAAGGATAATTTATTTTCCCGGGCTTATTCCAATCCGGCATCCCATAACTGTAAAAAAAATATTCTACAACTTCACCTTTCTTTAATTTTACCGGCTTAATAGCTTCTGATACGTTATTAAAATCTCCAATTACTTTCATAGATTTTATATGAGGGTTATTAAAAAAAGAGGGGCAGAAAAGCCCCTCTCATTAACTTTTAAGCGGCGAGGACAACGGATTTTGCGAAGTGCTGAGCTCCGAGTATCTGTAAGCCCTGGTGAGAAAGCCAGTGTGTATGTCTTACTGCTGTTCCGTCTGTTGGACGTGGACGGGCAAGAGCGCCGGTTTCCCATTGAGCGATATATTCGTTCTGCATTTCAGCGCCTTCCATTGCAGCAATGTTGTGCTTCATATATCTCATCATCATACGTGGAAGAGTACCGCTACCTTTTGTCTTAACCTGATCTTTTGGTATGAAGTAGATGGATCTAACAATATCGGTTTGTGAAAAGAATTCCTGATTATCAAGAATACCTATGGTGCCAAATTGAAAATCAAAATTTCCATATTTGAAACCATCAACCATGTAATCAAACGTTTTTCCATCAAGAGAAAGCCTGCCGGATGATATACCTGGGTTTATTCCTTTTATGTAGCTATCCATTACAATAGCCGCTTTGGTGCCGCGCAATATCAGGTAATTCTTGCTTGTTTTTGCTACCAATAACTGACTTATTACATCGCTCAAATCAGCGAAATTCCATTGACCTGGAGTATTTGCCACATCATTAATTCCGTAGGTAGTTATATATTCATCAAGGCCGCGTGTTGTTTGCACCGCACCACCTGATAGTGGATCTGTAAGGGCTGGGTTTGCATCCTGGAAACTGGTTGCAGATAATGAACCGCCTATTATAGCTCCGTTAATCCAAGCCTTAAACATTAATGCTTTAATGGCCAACTCCCGGTCAATAACATAGTAAGAACCGTTGTATTCCAGTTCCACTTCGGAAGCCATTTGAACGTCCGTTTCTGAATTGATGTCACGGAAGTTTTGAATCTTGTTGGTGTATTGTGTTTGACCGAATCTGCGGTTGATGGGCTGAGTGGAAGCCTCACCAAAGGCATTGGAGAATACAGAAAGTTTTTGTCCTGCGGTATGTGTAAGGTTAGTACCGTTAACAGACTTCATGACTATTACATCCTGGCCTCCAACGGGGGTGTTACTGATAACATATCCAACTTTGCCATCAGGAAATTTAATGAGGTCTGTAGGCCGAACGAAACCGGAAGTACCCGCTGTGAGCGTGGTAGTTACCTGTGGCGTTCCAGTACCTACAACCGTTGAACCTGTGGTGTCAAGCAGTTTAAACAATGCATCGTCAACGAATTCCGAATACAGCGGATTAATAGCAAGTTTATACCTGCCTGAAATTTCCATTATGTCGGTTAAGTATTCGTCATTCGAGATATCCAGCCTTGTAGTGAGCCAGTCGCGTTTGTCAATACCAAGCGCGGTAATATATTTTTTATCTGTTATGCCTAGTGAAAAAGCCATAGTAGTACGGATTAGTAATTATGTATGGAAAAAAATTGTTTACCAGTTCTTTTTGACACCATTTTTTAGGAAAGCCTGACCGAGGGTCATGGGCTCAACAACGGCTGTCGTACTGGATGATCCTGCGTTTTCTAACTCACTGACAAAGGCTTGCTTACCAAGGGATTTGCCGTGATTAATAAGCGCATTGAAAACTTTTTCCGGGTCTTTTGCGACAAGTGCAAGAAGTGTCATTTTAGCTACATTAGGGATAGGGTTTCCCTGGCTATCTTTTGTCGTCATTGTGTCAGCATACTTCTGCTGATCAAGTAAAAGGTCTAGCGTCTCTTGCGGATTTTGAACTTCATAGTTGAACTTAAGGCCATTGCCAGCGTCAAGAGTTATGACTTTATTTTGAAGTAAACCTTTAATATTAGCATCACTAATAAGTGTGTTCTTAAAAGTTTCCACCTGCCTTTGCTGCTCCAAGCGTTCTGATTCCTGTGCTGCTATCGCTTCAGCTTTCAGGTCTTTATCCTGAATAGTAAACTGTGCCTGCTTTTCAAGAAATTTCGAACGAACTTTTTCAGCATCTTGCTTTAAAAGTTCCTGACCTAGTTCAGTATCTTCCGGAGATGCTGCGAGGTCGGGATCAAGGTCGTAACCTTGAGTGATTTTTTTGTGATATAATCTCTCAAATACCGCTGGTGGCAATCCTGGATTCTGCTGGCGTAAATCACGTCTCATGATTTCTTCCGCTGACATATCCTTGTAATTAACCGACATCGCTTCCAGATAGTCTTTATAACTACCAGTGGTTTTGCGATGTTTTAACATATTGAGGTCATTATCATCAAAGCCTTCACCTTTAAGAACTTCTTCCCAGCTTTTAGCCGCTGGGATAGCTACCTCTGTTTTTACAGTAGGTGGCTCTACTGGTGGCGTTACCTGCCCTACCGGTGTAGTATCTGGTACTACTTCTACTGGTGTGGCAGATTCTGCCGGTGTTTCCGTTACTGGTTCCGCAACTACCGTCTCGGGTTGCAGGGCCTGTTCAGGAATATTTTGTGATCTATCAACAACTTTTACATTTTCAAGCGTTGCCCCTTCAAACAATCCAGGAGAATAAAACTTTATAAAATTCATTAGGGCGAATTAAAAACGGGTTACTTCTTTTTCTTTTCTTCAGGCTTTTTCTTTTCTTCAGGAAGTGCAGCATCCTTCACCTCTTTTGTTGTGTCGTCTGTAGCCAGCATCTGAGTGCCGTCATTCAAAGGGATAACCATTTTAGGTGCATAACTATCACCAGGCTCGTCCTTTCCTTTTGTCATTGTAAGGCGTTCCTTTACTTCATCTTCGGTAAGCATTAATTGTTTGCCGTCTTTAAATGTTATGATCGTTGCCCCTTCTTCTACCCTTTCGGCATGATTGTTAACTGACATATGATTATAAAATTTAGGTTCACCGTTACTAAAAGAAATACAGCAACCTTCGCCAAAAGCAACGTCACCTTTGATTAACCTTTCCTTTTCTTCTTTTGAAAATTCAACTGTTTCAACAGTTACTTCTTCTTTATATATTGCTTTTGCCATAGAAAGTTATAATTTATAACCAAAGTTGAAACGATATTTTCAATACATCACAATTTTTACAACAAGATTATTTACTTTTTTAAAAAAATGTTTTTTATTGTAACTGATCTTGTGTTTGTTCTTGTGGCAATTCATTTGTAACAGGTACCGAATTGTCCGGTTGACCAACTGGTTCAACGGGTGGTTGCTCCATAGTATCCACGGGAATGCCTTGCTCTATTTTTGATTGTCGTTCAGCGGAATCGTGGCCGAGCATTGTTGTAGCAATCTTATGGGTTGAATTAGTCTCGGCTATATCCGTTGCGCCTTTTATTTTTAGCTTAGCAATATCAAAATCAATATTCTTTAATTTTAATTCAAGCTCACCTTTAAGCTTATATTCCAATGTTATGGTGTCTTGTTTGGCCTGCTCTGCGGCTTGCGCAGATTGAACTTGAATTTGCCCATTCTGCTGTTGCATCGCAATTGCGTCCTGCTGTTCTTTCTCTGCTTTCTTTTTTATTTTTAAGACTAACATCTGCTCGGTTTGTTTCAGATTGTTACTGTTATTCACCATGAAGTATACATCTGGATCAACTTTACCTTCTGAATTTTTAATGTTTAAATACTGTAACAACATTGCCTTTTCCTGATCTGTAGGCTTATCTTCAATCATGATCCCAAATTCATGTAAAGCGAGATCAGGTGAAACCTTTATAAACTTAACCGTATTAGTGCCAAGAGCGTGAATAATACCCTGTACTCCTTTACCGTTTTTAACAGATAGTTGAATCCGCTGTATTACCCCCTTGGCTAACCTTTCAAGTATATTTTTTTCAGCATAAGTTACCGGGAATATTGCGTTGTTGGTAGATTCATTGGCGAAGTTTGCCACCGGTACCAGCGTCTTAGCATTTGGCGTTGAGCCGTCCGTAAGGGCATTAAATCCGCTTGTGTCACTTAGTTCCTGGTTAAGCCTTTGAAGGTCGCCTATAAGTCCCATAAACTCATTTACCATAGGTGTTGGCAATACTTCAATAGGTTTGAAGTTTACATTGCCTGCGCTTATTTCACTTCTACGGTTTAAGGCAACATTAGTCTGCCATATCATATCTAGCAATTGCAAAGGGCTCATATTAGCGCCGCCTTTACCAAGTGCCACCCCTTCCAGTGCTTCCATATCAACGTTAATGATGTAGGGTATCCATTTATTTTTGAAATGCTGAATCTTTAATACTGTAGCCTGGTATTCATCAAGTGTCGGCTTCAACCTTTTCATATAACTAACAGCGGTCATATTGTAAAAGTTATAGGCGTACATGTGATAGCTAAAACAGGTGTTAGCAGGATTTGAGTTATCCCTTTTCTGGTTCGTGGAAATGCCTGTATCATATACGAAGTCGGTTCCTATTATCCATTTTACTTTGTAAATGTTTTGAACTGACCTAGTGGAATATTTTGGTTCTTCTTTTCCGTCAATAGTTACCGTAGCATCAATTTGCTTTTTATCATATTTGGACTGGCCAAAAACCAGGTTGCCTCTTTGGTCTATCCTTTGGGAAAAAACCTTTTCATCAATAGATTTTATTTCCAGGTCAAGTACTTGTATTTTAGTTTTATCCCTATTTAAATTATTTGAAACGGGTTGATATGCATACTGTTCTAAGGTAGCTGACTTTATTTTTTCAAGCTGTTCAGGATTGAAAGGAAGGGTGTCCAGGTCAACTTCTATTATTTCCCCAATATGAGTAGCATCTTTAAAATCAGGACGCCTGCAGTAGCTGCAAATTATGTTTTGAGGTGAAATATCCCTCAACTTTACTTTGCCGTTATCATCCGTCCATTCTTTGTAACCTCCAACACCTAAGTCATACTCATTAATAATTGTCTGCCTTCTTTCTTCCACTAAATCATTTTGGTAAGCAACTAACTGAAATGATTCTTCGGCTTCAATAGCCATATTGTGCTTCCAGGTGTAACCCATCTGCATTTCCAATTCTTCCAAATCTTCGGCCTCACCATCTTCTTGTTTAACTGCAGGGGCATCAAGCATTTCAGGATTGGTTTGCTTTAGCTGGTCCCTCATTAAAATCTTGACCTTCGCTTCAGCAAAATATTTATCTGCGTCGTCTTTAGCTATTGCGTCAATCGGAGTGGCTGTAATATTGAATTCACGTTGTTGTAGTTTTGTAATGGCTATATCTCTGTACTTTGAGATAACAGGTCTGATTGTCTGGTCAAGTTTTGTCCAGGTATTCCCCTGCTCGTCAACGTAAGGCTTCATATACTGAGCCGTGGGCTGCTGGGCAATAGCATACTTTTTTAATAAGTCATACTCTGCGGCGGCACCGTAAAATATACCCGGTGTTTTAGCAGTGCCATCGTTCCATGCCTGCTTTGCGTATTGCATTAGCCATGCATTAGCTTTATCTTTCGGATTTATATTTTCTTTTGGATACATTATACTGCTTTATGCATTCTGAAATATTCGGTTACTTCCCTCGGTGCCGCTGTGTTTTGTTTAACTACATGGTGAACGTCTGCCATGAGCGCATATCCAGCGGCCATTGCTTCATCCGATTTGGTTGTATCTGATGGGTCAAATTTTATCCATTGTTTAATAAGTTCGGGAAAAGGAACATCGTGAACTCTTTTATTAATAAAATCTTTTGTCACCCTGGTAAGTTCCTGATTAGATTCATACGAAGCATATAAGCCATAATCCGTTTCACCATTCAACCAAATCAAAAACCCGCCTACACCCTCATTTACCATGTACTTTATTAAACCGTATTTGTTTCTTTCAGCAAGCATTTCAGCACCGTAATACCAAATTGTTTTTATAACATCGTCATAGTAATCATCTGACAATTGTGGCCTGTTCGCATATCTGACAATAAGATTATTGTTGCATGGGTTACTTTGATTATGAATAGAAAATTTCCATTTAACATATACCGTACCCCTGGAACCACCTCTTTTATCTTTTGTTTTATTAATATCAAAAGGATCTGATCCTGCACAAAAATTTATAGCGTTGTCAGGGTAGTAGGTGCGGCCACGCTTAACAACCTTATTTGATTCACCCTCTCCAAGTAAATGAGATACCTGCCATCTTCCTTTTTTACTAGCGACCCAGATAACTTTTGAATACTTAATGCCGTCTTGCCAATCAAAATCACCTGTAGTAGTTAAATTGCTATTTGACAACCATCCTAATTCACTTTCCCGGTCACTTAATTTTATGAAGTTATACACACAATCGCTCGAGGCAACCTTAAATGCTTCAACAATTGTCAAAGGTTCTTTTCTTACAGCGTCAATATAATCATCCGGTTCATTTTGTAAAGCCAATCTATCATCCAGTATTCTTTTTAAAGTTCTGGCTTCGTCCGGTACTCCATATTTATCATAATCTCCCGACCTGCTAGCTGTCATAAAGAAAGAATAAAGACCTGATTTTGTCTTTCCGTTGTCTTCTCTTTTACTCTGATCACTCCATTTCCAAAGAACATCAAATCGGAATTCTATTCCAATCATCTCACATGTGGATGTTACCAGCATCTTTCCTATTATCTTGCCTTTCTGATCAACACAACAATGCTTTACAATAAGGTGCCTTGTAATTACATCCACTTCTACTTTGCCGCTTTCATCGAGTACAAGCCTTTTTGTTTTTGATCCATCATAAGCCTTCGCTTTTGAATTACGATAATCAATTACCGATTTCAATTCCTCCCCAGTTAAATTCTTGCTTGCAGACTTTCCTTTTTTGGATGGCCTATGAAAACGCAAACTTCCCCTTGGTGTTGAACCAGAACTAGTATCCCATATCGGCCTAAAAAAAGAAGGCAATGTTTGAAACTGAGGAACAATTGCTTTATCAAATAACTCTCCTGCCGATATCTCTTCTTTACTTTGAATGCCCCCAAGGGCGTTCTTTGTTCGGGATATACATTCTTCCAACATACACCCGGCTCTAAAGGACTTTCCATCGCGCCTTTTTCTTACCTCAATCATTCCGAAACAATCAGGGTCCTCAACACAGTATTGCCAGAAATAATAATATTCAACATCAATTTCTCTATAATCAGGTAGTCCAATGTCAAGCATCCAGTAATTAAGGTAATAATAGTTCAACCCAGTTAAATAAACCGGCGTACCATTTATATATACCCAAACACCGTACAGCCTTCTTCTCCATTCTCTTTCCCTGATGGCTGAAAGTTCGGCGTCATAATAAGAAGGATCTCGTTGCTTAAAATCATTTTCTATATCAACTTGTTCTTCAAAATCTCCTGGTAATGATTGTGGCTCCCAATACTGCTCTGATTTTATATTTGACCTTTTTATTATGTCAACAGGTTTTATTTCTGCGGTATCACAATGCGTACCCATACCTAAGGGCGGAATCCAGCATTCCAGTCCTTGTATTTCTACGCATTTACCGTTATGAATTTTATTATACACTATACTCTTGTTGCCATTTTTTCGGGTGTGTAATCATCATTTTTAAATGCTTTGCTTAAGTCGGTATCTGATCCAAAAAACTTATTATAATCCTTTTCGAGCAAATCGTTCATCTCTGCCATATCTGCACTTAACTTTGATTTAATTGCAATCGCCGACATTAAATCTTTTTCCTTGTCTCCCGTTTTTGCCTCCACAGGTTTCAGCATTCTTTCCGCGTATTCATATATTGTTTGTTCCCGGGCTGATATCATATACCATAACCTACTATGAATAAAGAATTTTAAAAAGTTACTTACTCCATAGAGTGCTGCGTTATTCGAAAATGAAAAAAGATCAATTAAAAAATATTCGTCTTTTGTAAAATCATAACCCGCCACCATTGCGGCTGTTCTTTTCCTTAATGTAATATCCCGGTATTCTTTAATCAATGGCGATCCAGGATCGTACATTGCAATTATATATCGAACCATTTTTTCATTATCTTCTTCACTGTTTAACATGTCCTTGGGTATTAATTCACTTAACCTGGGATATGCATTGAAAATGTTTTTCTTCAATGGGTTGCAAAAACAGCCCGCGAAATCCTTCTCTGAATAACTCATAAGGTTATAAATTGTAACCAAAATTACTATGAAAACATGCTGATAGTCATAATTTTACAACATGTTTACTTGGAAAAGTCCGGAAGCGAAGACGATGATGTAGGAGATTTATCTCCTTTACCTTTACTGAATATCTTTAAATCACGTTCACCACCGTACCTTGACTGCATTTTCTTTTCCATAATCTTTTGCAACTTCCGGTTAGCATTCTGAACTTCCGCATCCCCAGCTAAAGGAACGCCTACTATTCCGGCAGCATTAATGAGAAAGTTAGCTACAAATAAAGCACGTTCATTGTCAGTTATTTTAACAGTTTCGGTTTGCTTTACACCCTCCATACCACCTTTAATAACCTTTTCTGTTTCTCCTAATACGGCCTCCGAAGCATGTTTTTTAAATGACTGAATTTGGGTAGGCAGAATTCCATACATTCCCCAATTAGAGAAGTCAGTTTGATCATCTTTGGATGGATCAAATGTATAAAAAGCCTTTGGGTGAGTATTTGCTTTACCACCATTTGGATAGGTTTCAGTAGCCATATTTGAATACAGCCAATTCATTCCTTTCTGCATAACTTGCTGCGTTCCGCCGCCCATCCCACTAAAATAAAAATCGCTAATAGTATTGGCGACAAACTTTTTATGTTTATCAGAAGTTGAAATATCCATGTCTCCAATTTTGATATTTATATCTTCATAAGCCTTTGCTTTCTTTTCGTCTTGATCATCCCAAAATCCGAATGCCGCAGCTAGTCCCCTAGCTCCCGATGTCGTTAATGCACCTAAACCATAAACTTTTATTGCGTTAAATATTCCTTGCTCTAAAAATGTGGCTGCTAATGACCTGGCCGCTTCTGATTTGTTTCCGCCTTTAATTAATTTTTGTAAATCATTTGTCATTCTTACTCGTTGATTAACGGCAAATGAACTAAAAGGAAGTATCATGTTTTTTAAAATCATAGAACCTCCTTTAGTATCTCTATATAAAGAACCTAATTCTGTATTATTGTTTGGGTTTTGACTGCGGCTTACCATTTGTTCAGCATACGCCCCAGCTTCTTTGTTATAATCTTCGTGGGCTTTATTCCAGTCTATTTTATTAATATCAACACCCTGCTTTTTTAAGTCTTGCATGTAGTAAGAAAGCCAGGAAGTACGGGCTACAGATACATCTGATTTTACCAAAGCACTCATAGCTGTTTCAGCTACTTTAGCCATAGTGCTAAGCGCCTGCCTACTGTTTCTTACAAAACTATTTCCAAGTACCGATCTATCAATTGACGCAATATCCATATCATGATTATATCCGGCTTTAGTATCGCCACGCATAGCTATACTTGACTGATCAAATAATTTTATTTTATTTGATACCCTCAAAGCCTGGAAATACAAACCCATATCTGTTCCCAAATTTGCTACCGTTGAGGATGCTACAGATATATACTGTTTTGGAAGTTGGCTTATTGATCCAAGTGCAATCCGGGCGCCCTTCGCTTGAAGTATGTTCAACGCTTTCACCGCGTTTCTTTCTAATTCAGGCGCTTGTAATTGTTTATTTTTTTGTTTAAGGACGGCATTTTTAATACTCTCCATTACAAATTTTTTATTATGAGTACCACCAAGTAGTTTTTCAGATTCAGGAGTACTAAAGAAAGCCCTAACTTTTGCGATATGCGGCGCAGTTTCAAGATCGTAATTGGTATCATAAAACCTTTCTCCTTGTACTGAATCAAAATCAAGATCATAAACTGTATTAGCTGGTAAAACGGACGACTTTATACGATTCATTTTTGTTTTTGAAGGTGAGGCATCCAGCTTTTTACTTAACATGGTGGCCTTAAAAATATCTTCACCCTCGGCGTTAATGTAACTTCCGTTTATAGCCTTTGCCTTAGTTGCTGTGTAATTATTATATCGTTCGAATATTTTATTATTATATATTTCTGAACTAGCAGCAACATCATCTGCACGTTCATTGAACTTATTGATCCAAAAGTCAACCAGTTTTATGTTATTCGATTCAATCTTTTGCAAAGAAGTCTTTACCTGATCTGCGTTTTCTGATCCATCTAATAATTCTTTATACACTTTCTCTAAAAGTTTCCCCTCTTGCACTTCTGTATCAACGTCGGAACGTAATAACCTTTCATAACTGTGCTGTATCAACCCCTTTACCCGGTCAAATTCAGATTTAATATTTTCAGATGATCCGCCAAGTTCTTGAATAACCCTTGCATATACACCACGGCGATACCTGTTTTCAGGATCGTCTATTTTATTTCCGAACTTATCTTTTAAATTCTGATATTCTTTTAAGGTGCGTTCTTGTGTAACGGTAGCTTTTGCGTGGCCGTTAAAAATATCATGAATGCCAGATAGTTGCTGCATCCGGGATGCAAGTTTTGAACTCTTAGCTATGAAATCAAAAACTAAATGGATGGAAGCTACCCCTTTTAGTATCTTATCATACCATGCATTTGAGAATTTAGATAAATCAATACCTGACTTATCAATCTCTATCTTCATTTGCGCATTATCCTTAATCACATCATGAATAACTGCAATATCCCCAGCTCCGTATAACTCCCCATTTACCACAATGTTATTTATAATATCATTTGTTTTTACCATCTGTGATAAAGAAAGGTCGGCAGGATTTAAGTCCAGTATATTTTTAATTATTTCGTTTTCTTGGGGGGTAAGAATATCTAAGTCTTTCGTACTGTCATGCATCTCCTGTAAAGCGGATTGCTGCATTTCGATAAGCGAAGCCATAGCGCGTTCCTTTTCTGCTTGCTTCGCATTGTCGAGCGCCAATATTTCTTCAGGTGTTGCGGTGGGGCTATTCACCGAATCAATAACATCCTGCATTTCTTTGAGCGACATCGTGGCCGGATCAATTACTCCAATATCAACTAAGTCCTGATAGTTTTCTGCAGTTCTTGTTTTAGCAAGTTCTTCAGCATGAGTTAATTGCTCGTCAGTGTATTTTCGTATATCACGGTTAGCGATGTCGTGGGCTTCGTTAGAAATAACACCACGGCCTTCAACTACTTTTACCGATACTGCTTTTTGCGTAGACAATATCTTTTCAGCAATATCATTGTAAACTTTAATATCAGTAACATCATCCGGCTTAATTTTTAGAAACGCTTTGACTGTTTCTTTATTAGACGCAGACCTGTCAAGAGATTTGCCTTTTATAACTTTGGCTATTTTTGATTTTAGTGATGTAGCCTGGTTATAGTGTTTATCATATTCTACATCATTAATAATTTTTGCTACGCGATCCATTGCTTTAAGTAATTGCAATGGGCTTTTCGCATTGTTGAGCGTCTTGGCTATGCTCGACACCATGTCTGCTTTGGTAGTACTGGAAAATACACCGCGATCTTCAGCGGCTTTCAGCATGTCACCTATCTTGGTTTTTATATCGGAAACATGAGTTTCAAATTCTTTTTGTGCTTTAGTGGCAACGGCAGAACCTTCACGCATACCTTTTTTAAACCCTTCCATCATTCCTTTGACGAAGCCTTCCGACTTGCCTTTGGCCATACCTTCCGTTTCGCCTTTCGCTAGGTTGCGGTACTTGTCTTTGATCTGGCGTTTGAGTGCCGACATCTCGGATTCAATAACCTTATCTTTAACAACAGTAGATGTTGACCTTTTTATGTTTTCTTTTGGTGCGCCAGTCTCTTCAATAGGTATAATTCCGGCGGACTTGAATAAATCCTTTACGTCAGCTTTAGTTTGTTTTAAATCAAATTCTTTACCTGTTTCCTCGTAATGCTTTTTAATTGCATCTACAGCGTGTGATATCGCTTTTGCGACTGTAGAACCGGCTTCAATAAGTTCGGCTGCCCCTTTAAGTGCGGTTGAGATAACCGCTTTAGGAAGTGCTAACAGGTCGGACTTAGCTACGCTGGTATCGCCTTCAATGAACTTTGCCCAACTACGTAATTTATCAGCAACTATTTTAGCATGATCTTTTTCAAGCGGTTGCTCAAAGTCTATTCCCGTTTTTGTTTCTTCCACGCTTGTTGTACCATTTTCTGGTAAAGCAGTTTGATCACCTGATCCTGCCGCTCCGGTGACAACCTGCTCAGCGCCTCCGCTGTTTGTGGCTTGTTCTGTAATATTTGCTTGAGGTTCTTGAATTTTTCCATTTTCTAAATCGTTATGAATTTCGTTTACCCACTGGGCTGTTTCTTCATCGGGTACTGAGAAAGTTTCCGGTGTCAAAGATTGGTTTACTTCCGCTTCGGCTTTCACTAATTCTTCTGGCGTAGCTTCTGGAATTTCAAACTGATTTGAATAATCTACCTGTTTAGTGTCGGTACCTAACTCTTTAAATACTCTCGCTGTTTTATCACCATTTACATACTGCTGCACTAATCGCTTATTGCCATCCAGCACTTTACCCTCACCATCAACAATAGCCGGTGTCCTTAATCCTTCAGGATCTTCTTTGCTTTTTTCAAATTCGTCAACCGATTTTTTAAATGCGGGTTCATTATCATACTTGTCCTGGAGATTAATTTCATCAACCTTATAGGTGTTGCCCTCTACTTTTTTTTCAAGAGCACTACCGCTATTAGGCGTATTTTTTATTATGGTTTTTAATTCATCACCTGTAATTTCACTTCCAGGCTCAGGGATACCTAACGCTGCATCTTTGATATCATTCTTTAAAACCTCTCTATCCTTCTCCGCTTCTTTTCCGATGGTTTCTTTCAAGATTGGATTCTCATGAACGACTTTACTATTTTGTGTAATCTTTCCATCCTTATAAGACGACCATGCCATACGGGTAGCCTGATCCGGGCTATATCCCTGATCAGATAACTGAGTAACCTGGGTTGAAAATTTACCGATATTATCTTTTATTAACTGTCCTTGTTCCGGTGTGTAGCTTCCTGCAGCAACCCCCTTGTCAATCGCGTGAGAAAATTCAGGTAGATTTTGAGAAGCATACAGTAGCGAAGACTTAACCTGGGCATCAGGGGTGTAATGCCGCAGCATGCCTGGCGCCATCATTAATGGAGTGGTAAGAACAGCCGTTAACAAGGTGCCTGCAACCTCATCTTTTATAGCCTTAAAAGAAAGATCATCATTAAAAACAGGTTGATCTTTCATTGCATCAACGGCGCTATGCACAGCATGATCAGCGGCGTTTACTCCAAGCAAAGTGGCCGATGTATGCCCGGTAGCTTTTAATAAGTCAACCGCTCCTTTTTTAACTGCCTGCTTAACGGTCATTCCTTCGGCAATATCTTTAGCCGCTTCGGTAGCAAACTTCGCTTGCGCTTTACCTGCTAATTGCTCTGCGGGTAATCCCATAAAGATAGCGGACGTTATGCCAGCCGATATGTTAGCGAAGGCATCAAGTTGCCCTCCTTTTAATCCGGCTGCTTTTCCTGTCTTACGGTAATCTTCTTCGGTACCTAAATAAGTTAATGCTAATAGCCCAGCCTTGCCACCACCTAACGCCTCTCCACCAAAAACATACCCGGCCATTGTTGTTACATTTTCAATGGTAGAAGGAATTATTTTAGAGGTATTTATTTTGCCATCGTTAATAAGATTACCCTGCAATTTTGTTGGTTCTGCAAAAAGATAAGCGTTCTTACCACCGCCTTTAGCTATTTCTTTATTATCATAGAAATTTACAAGATCATCGGCCATGTTATTGTAATGCTCCTTATCATTACCGGGTATATAACCTTCCAGCCGTTTAACAGCGCCCATAGCGTTACCTAAAAACTTTCCGCCCCCTGTAGCCATTGGCTGAATAATATTATAATACATTTTACCGAAAGGTGTCTTATATGCTTCATCCGCTTTTTTCTGATTGTCTATTTCATTTTGAGAAGGTTGTTCAGGCGCGTCAATAACTGGTTGCTTGATAGGCTGCAAGTTTGCCGGTACACCGGTTTGCTTTGAAATACGGTCTTGCGCTTCTCCTATTTGAGCATTACGCATTATATTTTCACCGGATGCTAAAGCTTGCTGATCAGCAATTTTTTGAGGTTCATTTCTTATGTCAGTTTTTAATTTATCAAGGCTTTGCGCTGGCTGGTTAACGCTTGTGCTCTCACTGGCAAGTTTGGGTGAATCTATATTTGGTAGTACGCTTGGCTTTGATGGTGTTTGCTCTTTAGTTATAAATTTTGAAGCATTAGGATACATTTCAAGGGCATCAGATTCAGATAATTCCCCCTTTGTTATGGCATAGTTATACTTATGGAGTGTAACTAAATCATCATCTTTTAAGTTATACTTCTTTTTAAGCTGTACATCCGGAACACCATTTTTTATATCTAGTATAGGATCAGGCATTTATAAATTTTCTTTAAGATAATCAGCTAATTCTTCTTGAGTTTTAAAGGTTACTTTCTTTTTTTTGCCCGTACCGTCTTTTACTTCAATATAAAATGGGTCCATACCAAGCATTTGTTTAGCGCCGCCTCTGGTATCAATATTTTCAATGGTACTTCCGTTCTTTAATAACTTGCCCTTAATTTCTTCAATGTGGGATATGTCACCGCTATCTTTAAAATCAGTCACCTTTTGCAACACTTCTTTTTTCTTTTTGAATTGTGCCACTTCCTGAGCCGCCTGCAGGGTTGCTACATTTTTTGTATCCTGCCTACCTGTATAATTACCTGACTGATCCATATAGTTATTAAGTATCTTATCAGCCTTATCATTAGTTACGCCGTTATAATTAGCGACATTCTTTATGAACCGGCGCACATCTTTGCCTTGGTAAGTTTTCTCACCTCCATCAGTAACTACATGCAGGCTTTTTGAAACCGGGTCAACGAAAACACCCGTAGCGAATACGGGTTTATGATCTTTGTCATAACCAGTTTTCATACCGCCGATACTGCCTGTTAGATCATAATACTGCTTACCATCTATTTCAGTAGTACTAGCACCTTCAAGCGCCCCCTGATCTCCACCTAATCCTTTCATTATAACGGACGGATCAAGTCCATCTAACTTCGCATTTTCTTTCAAAAGTTTAGCAGTATCAGACATACCTTGCCGGTAAAGGGGAACACCTAACTGCTGTTTGTCAATAAGGTTATTATTCGTTTGCTCAAAGTCAGGCTTATAGGAATGAACGCCATTGGAGTTTAAGTTATCGTATAGCAACTTTCTTTTTACTAATTCTCCCTGTTCTGATTTAGAATCTATAGGCTGTTTGCCCGCTTTAACCAACTGCTGATTGAAGTCTTTAAACATTTTGTGTAAGACAATGGAAGATCCCGGGTCGCTATTATAAGAATCATACACCCCTTTATCTATAACTTTCATAGGTGTACCATCAGGGTTTTTTACACCCGGTATAACCTCACCCCTCAACTGCACTCCGGTTGCGAACGTTGGGTTTTTAGGGTCGCCAAATACCGCTTCAGCATATCCGGGAACTTTCCCGGTATAACTTTCAAGCCTGGTTACACCTTTGTATTCGCTTTTCCTTTTTCCTCCAATATCAGCCGACTGGTATCCTTTGGTAAAATTCCTTAAAGGCAAATCCCCGTGGGCAATTAACTCCGGATGCTGGTCTATTGCTTCAGACAGGTAGTCTTTATTAAAATCAATCTTGCTTACATCCTTTGGTTTTCTGGCACCAGTGTTAGGATCTACATCATAGATCATATTGGTTAGTGCCAGTTGCTTCATGGCATTCGCGTCAAGGCCCGGGTACTTTTCAAATTCTTTGGCCTGTGCATCAATGGTAGCTCTTGCGTTTTTAATCCCTAATGCCGAACCTCCGATATCATTCATATCTTTTTTAATCATAAACTGCAGGTCACCCATACTCATTGATGGGTTCTTTCGTATCGTATCCGTAGCACGTGTTTTTGCATCGATTAACTGCGAATGAAAGTAAGGATCAAGAGCAGTGCCCGTCATATAGTTTTTGTCCTCGAACTGTGTGCCTACATACTTTGAAAGCATGTCTTGTCTTGCCAGCTGCTCTTTCTCCAGTCTTGCATCTTCGAGTTTTTTATGCTCGTTTTGAGCATAGAGATGATTAATAAACCCGTGGAGTTCCTGGTTTACCGGTATTGTTACCGCCTGGTCTATATTATTGTAAGCCATGATTTATAATTTAACCAAATACTTTTTATCTAACCCGGCCATTTTAATAAGTTGATTACAAGCTGACATTGACCTAAAATAATATTCTAACTTGGTTTCATTACCTGAAAAATATTTTAAGTAAATTTTCTCTGAATTACACAAATCCGGTCTATCATCATACACACTGCAGGTATTATCATCATTTAATTTCTCGCAAGAACCATCTTCCTTTGTATTAAAAGGAAAACTAATATATTCATCATAGAAATTGTCGCCTGGCTGTACCAGTTCTTTAGCCTCCATAATACCTTTGACCATTCTGCAGCACTGGCCACAACCTGTACAGGGATATTCTGTCATTTTAATACATCCATTTACCGGTTAAATAATTAAATTGCCCTCTCCGGGCAGGGTTCCACGCACCTGGATATGGGTCATGTGTTTGCCAATTGGTAGGCTGTTGAGGCATCATTATATTTCCTGTGTCAGCAGCGTTATAATAATTCGGCATTCCAGTGGTCATTCTACTATTTGGTGATCTGAATTTGTAATTACCTGTAGGATAAGATGAACCTCCTGCCTGGCCATTACTTCCCATAGCGGATGTTCCGGCGATGGCCGCTGACGTTAAGTCGCTCCACATCCCGGCATTATTATTACTGGCAGCTTGTGAAAGTTGTGATTTAGCCGCCACATCACTACCGTACTTTCGTACCATATCGTTATACTGCTTGTTGCCCTCCTCAACCATTCCCTGGTTAGCACTATATACAGCGTTCGCCCTATTATTTCTATCCTGGGATTCCTGGATAGCCAGGTTGCCCAAAGATTCATTAGTTTGCCCTTGCGCCAGTTGGCTAAGCGACAATGCCTGGGAACTATTGGTAGCATTTTTATTGATTGCCCCAATAGCGGTTCCTTGCGAACCTTCGATATTTCTTTGTAGGTCGGCAGCGCCTGCCATACGTCCGTTATATAATGATTGAGCTAATCCAAGATTATCAGCTGCATAAGGCGATGGCGTATAGGTGGGATCATTGGGGTTGATTTGCCTTGCCAGCTTATTTTGCTTATGAGCTTTAACGCCTTTCGCTATTGCCCCGGCTAAAGCGATGGCACCATAAATAATTGCCGGTGCGATATAAAGTCTGTCTTTTTTAATACCAAACTTTAGCAGCAAAAAATAACCAACAATTTCCAGTAAAAATAATTGTCCCATAACTTTTAAGTTGTATGTCCTTCAGCAATATGGCACCCTATATCAACTGCTTTCATTTGCAATTTTTTATTTGTCGTTGCAAATTCAAGTTGAATCATTAAGGCGTCACCACGCATTTTATCTCCATGATATAATTTAAAATCGGCATCGCCTTGCGTATTCGGCGACAACCTGTCTCTTAATATATTTGCATAATACTTCCCTTCTTTAAAAATAAAATCAGTAGCAACCAAATCAGTTATTTGCTCGTATGGACTTACTGAGTAAAAAATACAATGTACCGGAGCCATATTAGCTTCAACAATAATATTTGAAAACACTTTAACTTTAAATGGATTGCTGTTTGCAACAAACATCAGTTTTGTAGTGTACTGCACACCATAAAAATTATTATCGGGAAGTGAGGTATCATTATGCTTATAAAATAGTCCGTTGACAGAGGAAAACATATTTAATCCCGCATATTCAAACAGATCTGCCACATAAGGGTATGTTGATAGAAACTTATCACGCCTTAATCCAAAGCCAAATGTTTTAGCCCTGCCATCGTACATATTAAACTCATTTAAGTCTAATAGTGTAGGAAGTACTGGCATAAAATTATTAACCTCTACCTGGGGGACTGACAATAAGTATTCTTCCGCCACCGGATCAATGCCCCCCACAATAGGTTTGTTATTACCTGATGATAAGTATTTCTTAGAAAATCTTTTAAAATATTTAGTAAACTTATAATTTGTAACCGGGAATAGTCCATTGCTTGCATATTGAACGATAGCACCCCTGTTTACATCAAACCAATATACATTTCCCATATACTCCTGCACACTTTCCGCATGCTGCGTACCAAAACCACCTTTTAGTACGTTGATGGTACCGATAACTTTACCTGAAGTGGTAGTCAAGGTTTGGTTAGCATTATCCCTCACTTGCGTTTCTCCAATATAAACTGAACAAGTTTGGTTCTTTGAGATTGACAGCATAACAGAGCCTTCATCTTCAACTTTTGAGGCCAGTACCAATTTATTTATTTCACCGCACTCAACAGGCACATCTTCAATATCCAGAACATCAAAAGATGATAACCCGTTTGTACGGGTTCCGGGTATCAATATATTTGAAAATGCTATGCTCGTCTCCCGTCTTTGCTGCCCTATCCTATCAACGATATTGAACCATCCAATATCGTAGTACCAGTTTTTCCAATACCTGTCATTTGGCGACATCGCTTCAGCAACATAATTTCCTATGTTGCTATCTGTCCGGTTTACGCCATAAATATCTCCATTGATGGTGCCACTTAAAACAGAATATGTCCGGGCGTTGGTAGTAGGATTTGTTATGGCATACCCTTCACCTATTTCATAATAGCCTTCATTGACGTTTTCTTTATAGGGTGTATAGATTTCAAAAAATAGCGGGGTGGTAATACTTAAATTTCCTAAATCGCTTAAGCTTAATATTACCCAATCGCTATACTGGCCAATAACACTTAAAGTTACGGGTGTGGCAAAACTGCCTGTATATACTGTAACAAAGTCACCTTCGGAAAAACTATAACCAATCCCTGAATTTATAAGCCTTGCTATCTTTATTCCAATACCGTAATGAGAATTAGCATAAGTTGAATTAGTAAAAACAAAGCTGCCGGTAGCATCTTTTGTTACATAAGCCGCATTTGAAGCCGTACCTTGAATAAAAGATAAGTAATTTAAATTTCTACTTCTTACGATATGATAGTAATACGCCCAATCCGGAATCTCGGCAACTGAGTTTGAATTACTTAATGCCCATTGTAATAAATAATTATATGGGTTTCCACCAGCCGGATTAGCCGGTACCGATATTTTTAAAATATCATTAGTAAGAACGCCACATTTTCTTCTGTACTGATCATAAAAAACAATTCCTGTTCTATAAGAACTGTTTCCTTTAAACGGCCTGATACCACTGCTGCTGGTTGACCTGGAAAAAACATTTATTACTGTAAATAAACTGGTAACATCCGAAACCGGAAAAGAATTGTAAGAATTAAATACAGGCTCCCTGGCCGCAATTATTAAAGCCAGTTCAGCCAGTGTATCTACCCTGGTAGTAATATCATTGATATAAAGAATACCGGGAGGTACATAAGCAGCAGGGGCATGCAGGGTTGTATAACTAATATTATTAACCCCCACATAAGCCGCAAAAAGCAGGTCAACGGATTTAACGTAACCATATCTTTTAACAGTACCTCCAAAATCAATGAAAATTCCATAAGCGAAATTCTGGTAAGCACCCGGATTGCCTGTTCTTAAACTCGTTATCTTAAAATAATACCAGTTGCCAAGCTCGCTCCCTGCTGACGCAAAAGATTTTAGTGTTACTGACAAACTAGTTGTGGAAGGAGTATTGTAACCAAAAAGATTATTTCCCAGAAAGAGCCTGTTCTTTGCTACCGTCATAGCCTTTGATTTTAAAGGTATACTCTCAAAGGGTTTGTTTAATAAAGCCTCATCTATTGGTGTACCGGTACCGTCATTTAAAAAGTAATAAGTAAAGAAACCGGTTGTAAATACATTAAGATCCCGAACCTTGTCCCATGTTTTTACAATGAAGGCTTTACCGAAGTTTCCGAACCTCACAATCAATTCAATAAATGAAACGTCTTGCTCTATATATTCTGAAAAGAGTATTTCTATAGCGTTCAACGTGGTGGATTCCCCTATATTACCGTAAGAAACAAGTTTACTCCACGGCCCCAGCACACTGTATTCATTATCGCGGTATATCAGCCTTACGCAAAATTGAAAAGCGTTATCTGCTATAAAGTTTTGTGTAAATGAAGCTATTGAAGGAATATCTATTGATTGAACTTTTCTTACTGATAATACACTATTAGAAGGTTTCTTTATTAAAGAGAGTTGCGTTTGGTTCATGCCTATGCCATAACTTGACTCAGAAGTGTTATAGTTACCGTGATTATACCTTATACCAGCATCAATATTTATTCTTCTTGGTTCATTTAAATTATCTGTCCAATACAAAATGCCGTTTACTACAAACATTTCATTTATTCGGAACGAGGCTGACAAGTTAAGGCCCCCCGCTATTTGACCTGGTCTTATTACCGTATAGGTTACACCGGTATTTACATCATAACAAAACAAAGTTTCTTCACTATAATTATTTTGAAAAAAATATAGTATTCTGTTTTTTGCCTGATCCCATGTGGACCCTATGTCAATACCAGGATTCAGTATCGGCACAACATAATTTACATCAACAAGTTTTATGGCAGCAACAGATTCATTATTTCCAACATCACCGTTTTCAGTAGTACCAAACCGGTGATTTACCGCATTGATCATCTCTGATGGCCCTACAATAAAGCTGGCATCATCGCAATTAATCCCCTCACTTAGATATTTTTTTTCCTGTTGGAACATTTATTTTTGTTTACCGTAATACCGCGATATAACCGCTTTCACATTATCTGGTGTCAGATCGCTTTTTCTTCCTCGTAGTATTCTGTATTGCCTGTCATACTCCGCTTTCTCATTATTAGCTTCCCCTGCACCAAATGTTCTGTTCTTAGCCTTCAACTGCCAGAACACGTAAGCCTCTATGCATGCCTGCGCGTAAGGATGCACCTTTATGGCATTATCTATCTCACTGCCGTCCGTTATATAGTCCAGGATAAGAAAGCCAAAATTTCCATACTGGGATAGCTGTATTTCACCGCGCTCCTGTATAATTTCAAAACCGCTGTTGCGAACACTATATGAGTAATCAGGATAAGCCCCATTTGGATATACCCATTTCCCCCACTCAGTTCCATAAGCCCACTGGTTAGTTGGATACAAAACTTTTTGACCTGTCTCATCAATATTTACTAAGCGGTTAAAATTTATAACCCCACCGCTGTTATGAATATTTTGCCCTGAAGGAGTTCCAATCCTTATGTAGTCTATATAATCACATGGTAGTTCAATGGCGCCATAGCTATTAGCTTCAAGTTTTTTACTCTTAATATTTCCAAGTACATCAAACTGCAGTTCACGCAGGCAGTCGGACGAGAACTTCAGCACCTGCATATAATAATGAACACTTTTTCCTGATTGAATCAGGATCGAATGAACGATTTCATCCAGGGTGCGGTAAGTCATTTGCTTTGTATTTTACTTGGTTCACTACCGCTATCCACAACCTTGTCCGGCCGCGGTTCATTGCTATACCTTGCCACCACTGTATCAACCACCGTTTTTTCCATATCGGCCGGTATCGGAAGCAGATCGAATTCACCATACTTTGAAATATCCATTACCACGAGTTGAATCATTAATGGAACATCAATCACCTTACTAGTTATCACATATCCATCACGAACTTCGTAAGTTGTAGTGAGCAGGTCGTTTATCAACTGATTCTTTAATAACATCCCCTGGCCTGGCTGAACCGGTATAAAAAAACAATCGGGGTCGTCGTTTGGCCCTACATGGTAGACGCCCATATTACGCGGTAGCATAACCGGTATTGCGGGTAATTTTGCCCGGCTTCTATTTTTCCATTCCTCAACCTGGATATTATCATACGATGCCAGCACATGCCCCGCAGGTATTGATTCGCCGCTGGGAAGTGTTACGCCTATGTATTCGGTTTTTAATAACCCATTTACAATTTGCCCAATATATTCGCGCACTTCCTCTGTCCAAACATTAGAACCAACGGATGGGTTGCCTCCCTTTATAAGCCTTTTAGCCTGCTCCGATATTTTACCGATTGTAGTAGCCATTAGGCGTCAGTTAGTTTAAGTTGGGTGTACTGAATCATTTGCTCGCTACTTAAGTTCACTCCTAAAAATTGAAGTGCCCTATATATTACATTAGTTACTTCCCCTTCCCCCCATTCAAGTTCGGTAGAATAAAACTCATCGTACGTTACTTCCCTGCCGCTTTGATAATATTCCAGCTTAGGTTTATCCGGCCTTTTTAAATACCATCCCTCTCCCACGTTCATGGTTTTGGGGTAAATCTGAAATTTCCCTTTACCTATCCACTGGATAACCGGGTTGTTTTCATTCACCGGCTTTAACTGAGACCGCAACCTTTCAACCAGTTCATCATCATTTAACACTTCAATTTCTGTCATTAAGTTCTTTTGCAAATCATTATCATACTTTAGAAGCGATACACTAAGAAGGCGTAGATAATCATCAGGTAATATGACTTTGCCAGCAATAGAAGTACTGTTAGTAAAGCTGAAAGGTTTTTTAAAAGGCGCTAGTGCATCCTGAAATTTTTGCGTTTCGGCATAGTAAGCCACATATTGATTAAAGGCAGCCATGCTACCCCAGTCCAGGGCCATATCAATTTCTTCCGAAGTCGCAAAGCCGTTTATCTCCTTGTCAAGCATGAATAATATGAAGTCATGAATCTCTTTAAGTGTCATTTTCTATTCCCAGCACCTGGCTTTGAAGAATGAGTAAATAGTTTTTGGCCCACAATTCATATTTCTGCGCATATTTTGGGTCGAACCTGATATAGTCACCATCTTTAACTCCAATATCAGATTCGTTTTTAAGTGGTGAACCGATAGATATAACTTTTGCTTTACCTTCATCCACTTTTGTCACTAAATGAAGCTCTTGATTTACTTGCTTTTCGTAAACCATCCGGCTTTCCTGCGGTTCCATTAGTACATTGCCGCCAATCATTATAATTCTATCCTCTCTCTTTACAGCTATAGCATCGAAATAATCTACCATCCAGTATTCGGCATCATCCAGCGGAATACAGTTTTTATAATAAGTGTCACTATCCCCGGCTATTGGATATTGCAGCATCCATTTTTCAACTTGCTTCGGTGTTCCCTGAAAACCGTCAAGAACATCATTATTTTTATCAACCAAAACACCGATTGCTTCTTTTTTAGTAAGCCGCCTTGTTTTAATCATTTCCTTTTTACCGTTCTCAAAGACCTTAATGCTGCCATCTCCTTCCGTTATTTCTTTAAAAGCGTCCGAATCGTTCCTTAGTTCCCGGTCGGTAATTACCTGGTAGGAAAAAAATAGTTCATCTCCTACCTGTACTTCCGGGACAATGTCACTATGCCTGCGCTCTGACAAGTCGCCGTCAATTGCATTTCTTAATACCGATGGCACTGAAATAACTTTACCCGTAACAGTAACATTCCACTCTGGATTATAGGACGCGTCCTGATAATACTTAAATCCGGAGGCTGTTATTTTTTCCTCTTGGAACTTAGTGTCAATCTGAACCAATATTTTATCAATAGGGCATTTAGGGTACATATAACCAAAGTTATAATTTATAACCTCTATCAGCCTAAAAAAACTAACAGGTTTATTTGTTATTAATGAATCATTTACTAAAAAGTCGGAAAATAATTTACGGATTATGGATACAATTTATAACTTTATAGTTTTAAAGGGTATTACGTCAACAGTGCGCGGGTGTTTTCTAACACCTGCTTTTAAAAAATCCCCTATATGAACACTATAGACTTATCAAGTTTTACTAAGGAACAAATAAAATTAGTTTTCCCAAGTGGTTTTTCAATTATAGCCCATCCAGATGTTATAGAAAGACTATTAACAGATTGGGTTATCCAAAATAAAGACAAAGTATCAACCCATGAACAAATACATTTTACTTAAAGACTTGCCTGATTTCAAAGCGGGAGAAGTTTTCATAAAAGGAGAAGACAGTAATATTTATGAAGACGTGAATAAGACTTCTTACTACAGCAGCGAAACTGTTGAAACTAATACTGAATGGTTTAAGAAGGCTGAAGAATTAATATACTCAGAACAAAACATGCTTGACTTTGGAAAGTTTGTTAGAGAACAATATAGAGATCGTGGCAATCCATTTTCAATTGTACACAATATAAATGAATGTCTAAAGGTGTTTAAATCTCACAAAAATACTCCATGAAGTTTATCCCCATAGCAGACCGTGTGTTAATAGAACCTATAAAGCAAGCTGAATTATCGGCGGGCGGTATTATTATACCAGAAATAGCAAAGAAGAAAAGCAATATTGGAATCATTGCATCAGCAGGTAACGATTGTGTGGTAAAGTCCGGTGATCGCGTTTTGTTTTTAGAAAACGCCGGTACAGAACATAGTGAAGGTGGCCGGGATTTTAGAATCATTAAAGAGGATGATGTTTTGTGTATAATATAAACACACCTTGCTTATCAAATAAATATTAATGGCACTATACCACCTTAAACCAAGCCCCTCCATTAATGCCAGCCAGTACGCACCAGGAATGCAGGACGGCTTTACAACATTCACTTCAGGTACGGTAGATTTAAACCCCATACCCGCGGCACTGGAACGCATTGCCGGTTTCTGGTTTGTTGAAACGGGGCTTACTTCATGGACGTGCTCAATACCTTATGTCGGCACTTTTAACTATTTATACCCTGACGATTATGTTATAACACCAACATCCGGCCCTAAAACCAGGATGAGTAAAGCAAGTTTTGAAGCTAAGTATGAACTGGATAACGCTAGTTAAAGCATGAATAAAACTACGGGAATTCAATATTACATTACCAACTTTGCCCCAACGGAAGCGGTTAGCAACGATTGGGGATTATGCGATATTGAAGATATAATTAAGCAATTGCGGGAAACAAAACGTAAAGAAACACTGTTTTGGTACAATGGCAGGTTTTACGATCTTTATCCAGGAACAAGGAAAGCAAGAAAAATGATACGTAGATTAAAGCGAAAGCCATGACCATCATTACCGACCTAGACTTTTTTGATACCGTTTTCCTAAAGAACGACCCTGAACAAATGGAAGGTTTCGTTATAGGTATTGAAATTTGTCCATCGGATAACGGCCAGTACAGCAGCAGGTATCTTATTCAATGGAACGGTTCTTTTACCAGGCATTACTGGCAGGAGTTAAGCAAAGAAAAAGACGAAAGTAAGGTATGACCGACTACTCCGCCCTACTCGACCTTGCCCGTATAGACATCCTGGAGGACATCCGGATTAATCCAACGTGCATAAAGGTAGGTGGTAACACATGGGGAACGTTGTCAAACTTTTCAGCAGTAATCGGTAAGGCAAAAAGTAAAAAGAGTTTTCTAATCATGATAGCCCTGGCAGCGGCGGTTAAACAATCCGAAGGCTTAATAACCGTTGAGTTCGCTAAAGACAAAGATAAAGTACTGCTCTTTGACACAGAACAATCGAAATTCCATATACAGCGCGCCGTTAAACGTATCAGCTACCTGGCCGGTAATATCCACCCTCACAACCTGGAAACATACGGGCTCAGGCGCCATCCGCCGGTAACAAGGCTGGCAATGATAGAGCAATGTATCTATGACAATTATGATACCGGGCTGGTGGTTATAGACGGCATACGGGACCTGGTTACTTCGATAAACGACGAGGAGCAAGCTACCATGATCACCAGTAAGCTGTTAAAATGGACCGAAGAACGCAACATCCATATCATTATCGTCCTCCACCAGAACAAGGGAGACAACAATGCCCGGGGCCATGTAGGAAGCGAGATAATCAATAAAGCCGAAACCGTGATATCGGTATCCAAAGATCCCGACAACAAAGAAATATCCAATGTCCAGGTAGAATACGCCCGTGATAAGGAGTTTGAACCCTTTAGCTTTACCATTGACGAAAACGGAATGCCTGCAGTAGTTGAGAACTTTCTTAAACCGGAAGGTAAAAAAGCAATAACGCCTGCAGACGTGAGCAAAGAAATGCACGGGCTTATCCTGGACCAGATATTCATCTTTGCCCCTAACTTTTACTATAAAGAATTTATCATCCAGGTAAAACTTAACTTTCAAAGCAAGTCAATTAAAATCGGCGATAACAAAGCAAAGGAGTTTATCACCTATTACATGAACCAAGGATGGGTGGAAAAGGTTGAAGGAGGTAAAAGGTATCCTTATTATAAACTAAAATAAATATGAAATACAGCTACCCGTTTTTCTGCCATTACAGCAATAATAGATATTTCTGGTTCAGGATAAAAGGCTACGGACTACATATTAAGGACGTTAACCGTCATGGATTAATGCCTAATGAAAGATCGGGTTTAAGGAAAAGGATTCAGATTGGCAAATGGAGTATTCGAACATTAACACCTGATAGTATTTAACCACTATATTAGCCCATTCCTGACACCCCCTTTCTAATGTATGTACACATGCGTAAAGTCGGAAATCTAGTAATGGTGAGGTTTGGAGGTGGCAAAGCGTTTAATTATTTAAATTATGGATACGGAAAATGATATTATAAAAGAAATTCAACAGTCGGTTGTCTCGAAAAGCGATGTTTACAAAAATGGATATTGCAACAATGACGGTGAATTTGTTGAAGAAAACATTTATTCAACTCAGGAAGTCTTTGAAATTTTACAAGTGTATACAGATGAGCTAATTAACCGTAAATTGATAATATTTAACGATACAACCTTATGAGTATTAACGAATTGACAGATAAGATTTGTAATCTGCCACATTTCTCAAACACAATAAATTTTTTGGTTAAACTTTCACATAACCAAAGTGTTTACATGCTATCCCTTACTTCTGGCGTTCAGGAACTTACATTAGCTATTCACATGGACGCTTTAAAGGATACTTACTATCCAGACTTAGTAATTCTTAAGATAAATGAATTTATACAAAATGTTGACTAAGTATATGATTAATAATAGTTTACGTAGGTGGAAGTGTGGGGTAAGTGATATATTGAACGGGGGCTTCAGGTGGCGGGAAACCGGGAAAGGCGAACCGGGTGGGGTAACTTTCTCAGATTCACGTTTCTGGCTTCTATTTAACATAATACAACCTATAAGACAACTTCAGATAAGCTATTTTATTGATAGACAACGATTTAACTTTTACAAATATTATCAAATGAGAAATAAATGGGCAATTATAGGGGAAAATGCCTCTATGTCAGGTATCTTGAAGACCGGTTTAACAATGGAAACCGCAAGTTTAAACCGATTGAGCTATTTAATTCTAAAAAAACATTTAATTGTAGGTAGAAATAGTGATTTAGCCCTCTCCTTGAACCTCTACTACACATAACGCGCAATGAAAGACTACAGAAACATACGCAGGTCATTAATGATAAACAAAGCTGCCAGGAAGATCAGGAAACAGCATAATATCATGACACCGCACTACATTCATATAATGTATATCATCTGGTTGTTAAATGGTACGGATAAGTATATTTCTGTTTCAACAATATATAGAACCTTCTTAAAGGTAAACAAATCTGCAATGGTTCGCAGACTTAACCAGGACCTTGAAATTATAGTTAATAACGGTTATCTTATCCGTCATGAGATATATTCTCAGTACAGAATAACTCTGCAAGGCATCAACATACTTAACATATCTGATGAAACTATCCGCAAAGAGCGCTGGAACAGATAATCCCGGCAATAGTGTTACTCAACTTCATATATCTCACGTATAAGTCCTTCCTTTCACTGGTTTACCGGTTTAAACTGGTTTACCGATAAATTTAAACCAGTTTAACCGGTTTACGGCATATCTATATATATGCCTTAAACCACCTACTATGCTATTGTGGGAGTAAACCACCTAAATATATCTATAAAATATATTTTTCATTACAATCAATTGGTTTTCAATAGCATATAAATATTTGAACATTTGTTGCAATAATAATTGAATAAATAGTTGGAATATTCAATTATGCGTTGTATATTTGTTTCATGATAGCAATTAAGCTATTTGAAAAACTTAAAAAAATGAAAAACAATACTGCTAAAACGATGGCATCAAAAACGATGGCATCAAAATTTTGTAACATAGCAAATTCCAACAACGTTTGGGATCTGCTCGATGGCGTTCCCGTGGAATATCCTAACGGAACAGATAGTTCTGATGCCTCAATTGAGGCATGCTTTTCTGACGGAAGCAGGGCGTTTATTGGAAACCCTGATGAAAGGGTTTTCGATTTTTTTTGTTACTCCTTTCAGCGGGATGCTGAAGGAGACTTAATGTCTTAATCCTTGTTGTAATGGATCATTCACATTCATTCACAACCAAAAAAGTCGCTCACTTTTCAAACGAGTAACAAAGACATGCAACAATTAGTAAAATACTTCTCAACTCCTGTTAATGCTTTCTCAATGGTAAATTACTGCCGGGTGTATCTTACCCTGGTAGTTTTAACTACAATTTGCCTAATCATTGTAATTAACAGAAAAAAAGAATTAATTTAGTTTGCTTATTCAAACTATATTTTATACCTTAGTAATTCAATTAAAAAACCTTGCTACCGGCATAAAAGCAAGTAAAACACCGGATAAGCTATGATTAGCAAAACACAAGTAACAACAGATAACACCCAGTACAAAACCTTAATTAATGCCGTTGTTTCCCGAATTGGAAAGGATAGCATTATGGATGTAGTTAACAACGGTATAGATGGTGGGTTTAATGGATTTATCTATTACACAGATACTCATGCCTTCGCGATGAGATACAGAAAATTAATCGTTAAGTTGTTAGAAGATTCTGCGGACGAATTAGGCGAAGATGTAGTATCTATTGTTGCAAATTTCGGAGTATTCAGGCGTAATCCGATGGATGCACAGGATAAGAAAGACTTGTATATGTATTTGGGAGGTGGCCGGCCATCACAAGGTGCAATAACTAATGTTATGGCATGGTTTGCGGCTGAAGAGGTGTGCAGGATGTTTGACAGATAAGTTTAACCGGTTCCAACTCCGGCAAATAATTAAAAAAGGAAAAAATGAAACTATTATGTGAGGATTGTAATAAAAACAAGGCAGGTATATATAAAATAACCTGCCTTATTACAGGTAAGTTTTATATCGGGCGGACTTCAAATTTTAATCAAAGACTTCAACAGCATAAACATTCTTTTCATACAATTCGTGCAGGAAAGATTGTAGAACATGCTAAAATGTATGGAATTGATAATCTAGAGATGTGTATTATTGAAATATTGGCAAATGATAAAATTTTAGTAACTATTCAGGCCAATAATAGGCAATTTATTAAAGTAGGAAGAATAGTTCTTTGAAGATAGAGAAGTTATGTGCAAATTGCCGTGAAGATGGATAAGGATTTAATCATACAAGTTCAGCAGG